CCAATTTCTTTGTTAGTATAACTAACAGGAGAAATCCCAAGGTATTTAGCCATTTGTTTCTGAGTCATGTTCAATCCGACTCGGATTTGTTTAATAGTCATTTTCTCCATCCTTAACCTCCTCCGTACACTATTAATTAACTTACACTCATATAGTACTCTATTTGTGTACTCTAGTCAATAACTTTTTTTATTTTTTTTATAATTATGTTATCTTTCAGTGTACTTTATGATATATTTTATATAGGTATTTAATTTAGTGATTATAATTATAATGTATAAACGAAAGAGGTGAGGACATGAACAAATTTGAATACCAAGGACGAGCATTAAAGGAATTGAGGAACAAAGCTAATTACACAATGTTAGAAGTAGCGGAAAGAAGGGGCAAAACAAAATCATGGCTTTCAGAAATCGAAAATGGTAGAAAAAATGTCTACTTTGAAGATGCTAAATGGTTGTGTAATTTGTATGGTGTCTCACTACAACACTTAGCCGATTTAATAGATCAATACCAAAAATAATAAATGATAGATGATGATATAAATAATTTGTATTGTTTTGGTAGCACAAAACGTCCGCAACGAAACATGGTAAACTTTAAGTGCCTGTAAATAGGCAACTGTATTTTCATCTCTCTCTATTTCATGGGAAGCACACTCGCTAAAGGGTGTGTTTTTCTTTTGCCAACAAAAAAAGCACTAGAAATTAATCTAGTGCATTGTCTTTATCCATAATCTGTACAATTCCTTTATCTGCTTGTGGTAGCCAATGGGCATAAACACTTAATACAGTGCTTAGGTTGTCTCCTAAGCGTTTTGCGACATCATACAAGCTAAAATTAGAGCTTCCATCTCTTACCATATTACCAATCATATATGAAGCACATGAGTGTCTTAAATCGTGTATACGAATGATAGGTATTTGTTCTTCATTGCTTTCATTTGCAATTTTAATAGCTTCTCTCATCCTCGTTCTAACTGTTGTATTACATACAGGAATATCTATACCGAACACAAACGATTTTTCAGGAACATCCAACATTTCCTTGAACTCTCTGTATTCATCCGATAAGAATTGTGGCATAGTAATTGTTCTATAGCTATTAGGAGTTTTTGGAGTCGTGATTTTATGTAAATCTTTTGACCATGTTTTTTTAATTGCAATCGTATTGTTTTCTAAATCTACATCCTCCCAAGTCAAAGCCAATGTTTCACCAATTCTCATCCCCATATAAAATTGATTGTCGAATAGAAGATGATACAAAGGATTTTCAACGTAAGGAATAAACAAGTTGAATTGTTCCAAAGTCCAATATTTCATTTCGACTTTCTTTTCGTTTGGATTTTTAGCCAATTCAACAGGCGAACAAGGATTTGTTTCTAAATATCCTTTACGAACTGCAAATCTCAACATCTTATTGATTCTAGATAAATAATTCTTTGCAGTTTCATATCCTACGTTATTAATCATTAATTCCATTGCACATTCTATATCGTTTGTTGTAATGGATTTTATGTTTACATCACCTAAAATATCAATCCATCTTTCAAGTAATCTGTTCTGAACTCTATATGTGCTTTCTTTTATTCTCTTTTCTGTATATGCTGCATAGATATTAAGTAATTCCTCAAGTGTGATATTTTTGTATGGGTCTTTAATGTTCTCTTTGAATATAATCTCTGCTTTTACTGCATCTTTCTTTTTTGGAAAGCCACGTTTCTTGTATTGTCTATACTTTCCATTCTTCATTTTGTACGAACCATAGAAATACCACGTACCTGTTTTTTCATCTTTCTTTACTGCCATGTAATTTTCCCTCTTTCTTTAGATAACATATAAATTTTATAAAAAACTAGTGAAAATAGGTGAAAAACAAGGCTATTTTATGCCAATATCATGCCAATAACATGTATCGTGCTTTATATAAAGCAAATTTCTTTTTGTTGAATGATATTTATATGTTTCTAGCTCTTTATTTTCCTTTATTTTTTATTCATCTAGTTTACTTTATGTTCTCATACTTTCTCGTTTTTGACCACTTTTTATTTAATTGAACCTAAAAAAATATTCCATACGTTATGCCACACGTTTTATGCCATTATGCCAAAACCATATTATTATTTCTTTTCCTTATAATATATAAACAAAAAAGCCTCCTGCTTGGTAAGGAGACTCTTTTGCATAAAGTTATCTTTGAAAGGGTTGTGTCCATCCATGAAGAACACACCAATAATATAGCATATTAATTTTAAGATTTGTTAAAAAACAAAAACCATACCTGGATGTGTTAGGTATGGAATCGTTTTGGTGACATTTACTAAAAGGGGGAGCTTTTAGCAATTGTCACATTTTGCCGTTGTTTTTGCTAGTGCCACAAAGAGAAATGTTAAGATTCAATTACACGTCTGCAATTTGCACTACACCAAAGAGAGCTTAGGCCTTTATCACTCTACTTTTCCTAGCAACATGATTATATCATATCAGTATGAATTTTATAAAAAAAGACCACCTTTCAAGTACTTCTAGAATGTACTCTAATCAGTGGCAAGAAAATAATTTTTCTTTGTAGTCGACTTGCATAAAAATAATATTAATCAGTCACGCTTGGAATAACTATAGATCAATACTAATAAATCCATATGCCTAACTTGGATTTGTACATCAAGCTAACATGGTTCACTTAGAATTCATCATGTTTGGGCCTTTGCCATTATAGCATAACAAAAACTGCCACACAATTAAATGCGTAGCAGTTTCGTTTCTCCTTATACCTAATAAATGGTATACGAGATAAAAAGAATACAATTGTATTCCCCTAAGCATAGATATTATACCATATTATGGTATTGGTCGTATTGTGCACTCTACTAATCTATGTGCATATATTTTAGCATAAAAAAGCAAAGGACGTATAAATCATACGTCCTAGGATACTCCTTCTACTCTAGTAGATGAGCTATTTTCGTTCACGATAGTTCACACTACCATGACTGATTTACATCATATAAACCTCTTTTTTGCAGATTTCGTGCAAAAACAAGCGTTTCATGTTGTATTTCGTACACTATGTACGATTATTTAAACAATTTAGCGATTTTTTCAACGATCTTTAGCAACAGTTCAATTAATTTATTAATTCCTGTCACATTGATTTTGTTTCCATTATCCTTAGAATCGTCCTTAGAATCATCTTTAGAGTCATCCTTAGAATCTGTATTCGGTTCATCTTTCTTTGGATTTGATTTATAAAAATCAATATCGTGGAAGATTATATCTTTGTCGATTGGGTTAGCTGCATACTGATGAATAACACCAACACTAGATTGGTCTGATTGAATATTACCGTCATTCGTACCCCAATTTGCAATCCAAATTGGATAAGTTGTTTCTACAAATGTTCCTAGCCAACTAGTGCTAGTATAAACACCTGTATAATATCCTTTAGCACTCATATAATCGCAGAACACTTTACACGAGAAAGAACATCTTTCTTTAGTAAGAACACCAGCTTTCTTCTTGTAATTGTCGGCATCTTCCATATCGAACCATACACCTAATTGAACATTTCTATCTTTGATTAGATTATATACATACTCTGCTTCCGCTCTAGCTTGGCTATCATCTAATGCATAATCATAGCAGTACACACCATACGGAATCTTCAATTGTTCACATTTATCTGCAAAGTATTCAAATTTCTTATCAGTGTGTTCTCCGTAGGAAGCACGCAAAATCACAAAGTCATATTTTGATAAATCAATATCTGAACTGTTGTGTTCTGAAATATCAATTCCGTACCCCTTAACATTCTTAGTGTAATCTGTTGTAGTTGGTTTAGAAGGCTCTGTAGAAGGCTTAGAAGGCTCTTTTGTATCTTCCTTAGTATTTGTATCAGGTGCTCTGAATTTCGCCCACATTTGACTTCTATCCTCTGTAGCAGATACCGCAACAAAGAACTTTCTGTCTCCTTCTTTACCTACAACATATCTATGTCCATTCGTTACACACTTCCAATAATAACGAATCTCATCATCTGCATTGCATTGGCCAAAGATTTCACCACTTGGATTATCGTAGTGTTTGTGAACACCATCAACAATAAATGTTGCAATACCATCTTCCTGAGTTAATTCAATGTCTTTTGTTTCAGGAGCACCGATTGTGGCCCATGGTTCAACACCATATGATTCGCTACCACTAACGGCCGCAAAACATCTAACTCCATTTGTATGAATCCATGAAATCCATCTATGCCCATTTCCAATCCATTTTTCTGTATAGACTTGCTTTTCGCCTTTTACAAATGTTCCGTAAGAAGCACCTGTTGGAGTATCTCTATGGATAACGATAGCAGTATCATTTTCAAATGTTGCCATTCCATTCTCTTTAATCAATTGAGAAGCATCATATGTAGAAGCATTTGTGTAGAATTTAGGTCTTAAATATCCCCAAATAGCACCTTGATAGTTTAATGGCCACAACATGGCTTTAGGGTTGCCTAAAACGTTCTGAGAGAGTGCTCTACCTTCCCAATAGATAAATATATGTCCATACCTTGCATCACCGCCTACAGACACTCCTACGTCACCGTTTTGGGGAGCACCTGTAACAACATCAAAATAGCTTAAAACACCATTATTTGCTCTGTTAAACCACCAATCTTTGGCATGGCCACGTGCAATACATGGCTTCCCTCCCCATGCCATCAATCCTTGAATTAATGAAACACATTGTCCACCATATGGTTCTTCGCCTTGAACATAATTAATGTTCATTATTTGCCCTTTATTGTTAAAAACCTTATTGATAGCATAGTTATAAAACTCTTGTGGAGTTCCCATTTTTCATCCTCCTTAGTTTTTTTCTAGCAGAAAGTCTTGAATCTCATCTCTAGTTTCTTGGAGTTTGTCTTTATCGTTTTCAGAAAGCATATTGTTGATGATCGCAATGTTTGCTTTTAGTGTTAAATTACCACGTTGCTTATCTTCTTCTAATCTTTCTTCATGTTCTCCTAATCTTCGAGAGTGTTCATTCAATTCTTTCTTAATCCCTTCTTGTGTGATAACTAAGCTTTCGATTGATTTTATTCTCTCATTGTCTCTTACTAACCATTCTTCGTGTTTTCTAACGGTTTCTTTTAAATCGTCATTAGGTTTCTTTAGCTCTTTAATAATCTTTACTACTCCCCAAGCGGAAGCAATGAAACCTAGAAGCCATAAAACATATTCTAAATCAATAGTGATTACTTTTCCCACTATTTTTCACCTTTGACGTTGATTTTATCAATTCCGTTGTCTAATTGAATCTTAACGTATTCTTCAATTTCATCAAAAGTACTTTGAACAATTTCACTAATCATTTCTTTTGTGATAATTCCATGCAAAGCATCAGGAACAAGATCGTATAGTTTACTAACAACTTCTTCAAACTTTTTACCGCCAGCATTAGTTGTATCTTTGTAGTTGTCCTCTGCTTCTTTAATGTAAACTACTGCTTGTGCAGTGATTTTAGCAATCACTTCTTGAACTTCTTTTGCTTTGGTTTTAGCTTTGGTACTGAATTTAAAATATAAAGCTAATCCACCGCAAACTAAAGTAGCAGCAGTCTGTAATAAAGTTAAAAAATCTTGTACATTCATAAATTTACACCTCCAAAAAATATTTCATCTCTCTCATATTTTCTGAGGTACTGTTTTATGGCATTTCAATTATATAATGAAAAGAAAAGGACGTACATTAACGCCCTATAACTTATACAATACATTTTGTGTGATGTAATTTTACATTGTTCTTAGATACTTTAGCATAAATCATTGTTGTAGCAATGCTTTCATGCCCTAAAATAGCTTGGACTTCCTCAATACCCATACCTCTATTTAATCCATCCGAAGCGGTTGTATGTCTAATGAGGTGAGGGAATACTCTACGTTCAATACCAGCAAATTCTCCAAGTTGTCCTATTCTTTTTTATTCATATTTACCACCTCATTTATATAATAAAATAAAACTAGCTTATGAGCTAGTTTTTTCTAAAATAATTGAGATACAAAGGTCAACATCCAATTGTCCTGCAACAGGTGTGTCTGTTTTAAGCTTAGCGAAATATGGCAAATATTTAATTGCTATTGTAGTATATATCAATTGTGGGTCATCTTTTATGGTTGCGACTGTTACATTATCATCTAGCATTAAATAAACATAATCTATTAATTCACCTGTATCTTTGTTTTTTAATCTACATGTGTTATTACTTAAATGTGATTTCTTAACTGTATAACCTTCTAAGTCTAAATCTCTAGTAAAAAGGTTGCAGCTATAATAAGGCGCAGCTGGTAAATAATTAGTATTATATTTAAAATAATAATCTAATTTTTTAAGATTTTTATCTTTGCTTTCTGTTAAAACATAATAATCAGTTTGTCCATCTTTATTAATTGTTACATTATTTTCAACGGTTGGTGTAGGCTCTGTTGTCCAAGGGAAAATGTTTTCGCTTGTATCACTATACTTTTGTTGAATTTCAACGATATTAACTTCACCCACTCCAGCATTAATAATAGGCTTAGTGTCAATTTGATTGTTTTCAAGCCATAAACTACACGCATTTTTTGTATTAAAAATTGCATTCACTTTTAATGTTGAATATTTAATATTAACAGTTGGGAGTACCGTGTAATTTGTGCTAAACACATCAACTAAACACTTATTATTGTTTGAAATATCACAATTATTAAATGTTATTTGTTGTTTCTCCACACCACTTATATTCGGTAGAAGAAAGGTGTTTGCATTATCATAAGTATGAATATAACAATTATTAAATTCAAAATTATCAAGAGAACTAAATAATTCAATTACTCCATCCGGATCAAATTTTGAGAAAGTGCAATTATTAAATATAAACTTACCACCAATATATCCATTAATAATTGTAGTTCTTTGTTTATAGTCTTCATCATAATAAAATAATGTTTTATTAATACTATAAACTACACCATTAAATTGATTAGTGACCTTAATAAGTTGTGTATTTTGTAAATTACATTCATCTAATAATAAATGTTCTAGCGTGTTAATTCTAGGTGAAATATTATTAAATAAATAATTAATATCAACAAAATTACAATACTTAAATTGAGATGAAAAAAAGTTTTCTGTTAGTGGTAAATCACTTCCTACAGTACGCTTAAATGTGATATTACTAAACACACAATTAACTATTTGTTTTGTAAACGTGTTGTTGCCTAATATAATCACAGTATTAATACCTATTATATTTGTATCAGCGTTATCCATTAAAGTATTACCAATTAAATATGTTTTGTTGCTTAACAATACATACTTACCAGTTTCGTTTGCTTTCGCAATACAAGCATTAAATGCTGAACTATCATCCGTAACACCATCACCTACAGCACCGAATTCTTCTGGTGTAACATACACATTTTCAATATTTACTGCATGGTTTTCATCAGGCAGTATCGTTACGTTATTAACCTTGATTGCTTTAATAGGTATTAATTGATCTACAACTTCTTGCTTAATATATCCAGCATCATTTTGAAGCTCAGATACATTTTTAGGAATTTCAGTTTTCTTTGCATAAACACTAGCTAAATCTAAATTTACAATATAATCAACAGGACTAATCGTATTTCCATCTAATTTAATAGTTGTGATAGGCACTTGAATAGCAATGTTTTTGTCGTTGTCTTTGGCAATGTTTGTTCCGTTTACAGAAATTGTCTTTACGAATTGATTTAGAATTTCAATTAAATCCAATTGATTAGAAATATCACCAATCATATTTCCCCATTTGATTTTCAAATTGGCATGGTCATTGATTACTTGAATTTCTTTTCCGTTGTAGATATAGAACAATCCTTTTGAATCAACATACGCATGGTCTCTACTTGGATTAGTAATATCATCTACAGAATCAACGATTTCTAGCCAAAATTCGCAATCACCGTCTTTTAAAGGGAATACTACTGCCATATCTTTGTTACATACTACAGGTTGCATATTATTTTCCTCCAGCTTTCATAATGTCTGCGAAGCAAGATGCACAAGAAGTAATTTCTACGCCTAAGAATTTGGTACAAGCTTCAATAAACTTCTTGTTAATCTCCAAAGCGATATTCAATAATTCAGGGTCTCTATCCGAAGCTTGATATGCTTCAAATGCAGTGTACATAGCCATACTTAAATGTTTAACTAAACACCACTGTTCTCTATCCCCTTTGCCACCAAAAGAATTGTATAGATAAAGCATTTGAGAACGTCTGATGTTGGCATAATCATCAATTTCATCCTTTAGTGCTTCAATCTTTTCTAAATTATCAGGAATTTCTTCTTCACTAATTAATCCGTTTTCAACCTCAGAAATACGTTTTTCTAATAAGGTTTTAGCGTGTAGTTCTGCACTTGCAATTTGTGTAAAACTACGGATAATATCTTCTCCAATTCCCGAAGTGCTATATTTGTTTTCCATCTACACAACCTCCTTTTTGTATGCTTTGATAGACAATCTAGCAGACTGTTGTTTTTGTTTTCTTTTAAAGTCAATTTGTTGACTGTTCAATTTCAATAGCGATATGGCAGACTGCCAATCTCTAGGATTTTGTTTTACATGATTTGATAGGTTTTCAATCCTTTGTTCATATCTATTCATAGATACCTCTTATCTGTTTACATGACTATATTTAAGATAATTTACTAACGTACAATCAAAATTACCATTTCCCGTTACTTTGATTGTTTTATATCCTGGGTCTAATATTCTATTTCTCTCATCCTCTGAAAGATACCCACAAGCTTTAAGAACATCAAAATTAGAGTATTGCCCAGGCCATAGTCCATTGCCTGTAATCCACGCTCCGTTGAATTGCTGCTTGAAATATGGTGTCATGTCTATTCCTTCAATCTCAACATTAAAGTTTGTAGCAGTAGAATTATCTATTACTAGTTTAAACTCAAAACGCTCATAATAAATCAAATCCTGAGAAATTGACATTCCTATTACCGCTGGTTTAGAACTTGAACATCCCCATCTAGGGAACTCATACCCATAAAAATCAACTGTGTGGTTTCTACGTTGAATGGAATTGTATCTTCCTTTTTCTTTCAAATCATAGACACTATCAGCTAATATATTTATCGCCTTACTAATATCCATAACTACTCACTCTTTCCGTCTCTATCTGTTCTTAGGAATTTCTCTAGTGTCAATGTATCTATTTCAATTCCTGTTTTATCTATTTCTCTTTGTAGACTTGTGATATAGAACCAATCGTCTTGTTTTAGAATACGTTTCATGTATCTATTACAACTTCCCAATTGCAATAAATTGAGATCATAAATAAATCTGATTCTATCACCTACGTTTACTTCTTTAGGCAATGCTTCACAAGAAGTGTTGATAGAAAACTTTCTTCTTGCGTTAATTAGTTTTCTACAGGCACAATCATATACGACCTTGGCCGCATAAATTCTATCGTTATCAGTAATGATAGTTGTTCCGTTTGTAGACTCAGGGTCAATGCTCTGTTGTACATAAACACTCTTTACTCTGAAAATACCAATGATATTTGATGTACTGATTGTTGTCGTATTGCAATATGGATAAGGTTGGTTTTGACCAAAGAAATTAGCTCTACCATTACCAGCATCAGAAACGTACATTGCAACGTGTGATGTAGGTGTGTCACCACCTCTACCGAATATGCACCAATCACCAAATTGAGGTGTACTAACATAATCAAAGTATTGAGAATAGCCTAATTCATCTCTGTTATACCAAATGTAATCTGCATATCCATCACCGCCTATAGCTCTCGTAGGGTCGGGATAATTTAATGTCTGTAATGCTTTCTTCCAAACATCTACACATTGATATGGTTGTTCAGGCGGTACACCATCCATGTCGATAGATTGACCATTCCATGTGTTGATAAAATTCTGAGCGTTCCAAGGACGGGATTGTGTTTTATCTGTATCTGTTGTAGTACCGTTATCATCTTGTTCCCAATCAGGAATCAAACCATAAATACGTTGAGCAAATTCAATACGCTTTTGATACTGTAAATCAATAGATGTATCACCACGTTCATAATCCGCCATAAAAGCCATTACCATGTAATTCATATCTGCTTCCATGTGTGACCATTGTTGAAATGTGATGTTATAAGAAGAAGTAGGAATCCAAGGGCCATTTGTAGCGTTTGTTGACCATTCTTCAACTAACTTAGCTACTTCCCCTTTTCCGTACATTGTGTAGCTTGTATATCCATGAGAGCCTAACCAATTTGTAATTCGTGTGTATGGTGTCCATTGAACCAATCCAAATCCTTTTTGAGAATCAGGAACATCACCCATTTGATATAAGTTAGGATTTAATGTTGATTCAACATGACATGAACCACATAAAGCAGCAATAGCAGATTTACTCCAAATGTCTTTTAAAGAGTGCCATAAGGCTTTAGCATTGTTTATTTCCTCTGTATCAGTTAAAAATCTTTGCTCTTTAGGAATTACCCATTTATAGTCTTTAGAGTCTTTTGTCATGTCCTCTAAGCTAAATGGTGATAAATCATCAAAAGCAAATGTTCCTTCAATGAATACACCACTTTCATATCCAACTGACTCTGTATCAATAATGGAATACTCCAATTGATTGTTAGGAGCTAATTTAGGAAAGTCTACATATTCATAATCACGCTCGTTATTTATGTTTGATCTCAAAATAACTACAGGGAATTTAGGGTTCTGCAAGCTTTTATCGTTATATACTTCTCTCAGAGATAAAGAGGACATACCACTATCAGATTTATTAGCATAAACTGTAGCAAGGTTAATAACATCTGAGAAATCAGTTTCCATTGTAGGTTCGCCAATGATTCTATAGTTTCTTCCTAATGTTGGTTTATTAGAAAGCATAACAGGTTGTTTCTTCCCAAAATATCCAATTTCAACTTGCTTATCATTTGTAAATGGAACTCTCCAATAAACAGATGGTGTCAATTCACAAGTTTTAGTAAGTGCATCCAATTTAGATTGTCTAGAATAAACGTAGTCAATCTTTTCATTATCAATCTCAGTTTCAAAATTCATCTTCCACTGAGTCGAATAATACATATCTTCACTTTCGTATACGTTCTTTATAAGAGCGTTTTTAACCGCATAATTCGTTGGGACTTGTCTATATGTCCATTCGTTAATTACGTGCGTTAGAGATATGTTTAAACCACTTACAGATGGTTTATAGTCGGTAATCATTCCGTAGAAAACTCCACAATCCATAATTACTCGCATTTCTTTTCTTCCTGAGATTAAATCGTAGTATTCGTTAGGAATTGTGATTTGCATTTCAGGTACTGTCATCAACTCGTTTGAAAAGCTGATTGTGCTTAAAGCCTCTCTAAATCTTTTCTTAACTTTTCCAAATTCTAATATTTCAAAGTAAGGAATCATGTTTACTCCTAACTACCAATTTTGCCTTGTCCTACCCATTTACCATTTTTTCTAATTCTACTTGACCCTTGGTTTTCTTTATTTGCTTTATCGACACTGTACTTGCCAATAGTGACCCAAGAATCTTTAACTCTCTTTTTAAACCATCCTGTAGCTCTATCCAAAGAATAGAATATACCGCCTTTTCTTACTGCCCATGGTCTGAAATCAGGGATAACCTGTTGAATTGAATATATATTTTCGTAAGGGAATGTAGCATCTTCACCTCTTAATTCAACTTTAACGTGTGTTGTATCTGTTGGAAGTTGTAACTTGCCACTCCATTGACTATTTTGTGCAACTGTTTCCCAACCTGATGAATAAGCCAATGACCATGTATCAGCATGAGAGAATATTACTTGATTATAAATCTCTCTCCATGATGCTTTGTTGTTGTTAGAAACACTAATGATCAAAATATAGTTATACCTTCCACCATATTGTACATACTTCCCGTTACCTGTATATGTACCAGCATCCGTTACACAATAACCAACTAAATCTAATGTGAATGTAACACCATAGTTTCCATTATCTGAAAAGTTGATGCCTTTTCCATACCCTTTAGCATGGGCGGCAGCAAGTGGGAATCCAAAGTCTGCGGTATCGCCTGGATTTCCACCTAATACTACGTTTGCGTATGGCCCTGTGTTATCGTAAGCTCCATGAAAGTTTTGCCATGCCATTAAACACCACCAGCCAAATCATTCTCAGAACTTCCGTTATTAGTACGGATGTATGAATTTCCATCAGGAGTACCACCAAAGATATTGATATTACCTGTAGCAATGCTTCTTCCGTCATTAAAATCGCCTTGAAACACATTATCTCCCGTTTGTTTCCATGCACCACTATTTTTAAGGTTCGTAAGAATCTTTTCGACCGCACTGTACATATCTCCAACGATGCCTTCGATACCACCAACCTTATTTTGTAAAGCTCTGATAGCATCCCAAATCTTTTGGATTTCTGCCCATAGTTTCTCGATTTCTTCCCATTGGCCGCAATCTGAACAAATCATTACATCCATGATACTGATTAGGTTCTTTTCCAAATCTCTGATAGCTTCTTTTGTATCGCATACATCATATGTATCAATCTTTTCTAGCAATCCGCCTAATAAGCAATCGTTCATATCGTGCATATCTGTACAGTTATTGTGGCCCTTGTTTTCAAAACCTTGGTTTACTTTAAGATTTGCACAAATAGTATCTGTTACACCTTTTTGAATGAAATTACTGCTTGTAGCTTTTAAAGAATCGCAAGCAGAACAAACATCTTTATTCATTTATGTGTACCTCCTAATCTCTACAGATAACGAAGTTTACTTTGTTATCATTTACAAAACGAGTGTGTAGAGATATTTCATCATCTTCTAGCCAATCAACATAAATAGAAAGGAATTGCAACCAATTTGTTGTTTCTCCAGCTTTTACTGTTCCACTCATGCTTAATTCCACTGTTTTGTTAATATCTTCTTCAAATGAAACATTTGTGATTTTCTGATATACCAACGATCCATTCTTATTAGGAACACGAATCGAAACAGTAGGAGCTGAACCAGCTTGAACTCCCGTCATTTTATAAGAGTAGTGTTTCAATGTAACACTGTTGAATTTGTATGTAGCACTCTTATCTTTGTTAGGTTTCATACAGAAATCTACTTTTCCTGTAATAACTCCGTCCGCTACTTTCTTGTAATCGCTAGTGTGAATCCAATCTGAATATCTGAATGTGAAATTACCTTGTCTGTCAATTTCAACACTCAATCCAGGTGTAGACTGTTGAATAGTGTATTGAGTTTCGATTGCCAAATTTTGAAGTTGAAGATTATACAACTGGTCTTGCAATCCACACATCCAACAAATCATAGCTGCTTTCATGTTGTAATCATTGTTAGCATATTGACTCATGAATAATTTCCAATCACACAAATCAAATCCATCTATGATGTCATATAAGCCTTTTGTAAGGCAATCGTTGGCGTTTTCCATGTCTGTACACGTATTATTGCCATTCTCAGGATTTAAGCCTGTATCGTTTCCTAAAGAAGTACAGATTGAATCTGTGACACCATTTTGGATAAACTCTGCACTGCTATCTTTTAACTTTCCACAAGCAGTGCAATAACTTTTAACATTTGCCACTGCAAGCCTCCTTAATTTGTAAGTTCATCAACATCTATATATACACAAGCCATCTTACAACATGAGCCTGTGACCACTAATCTATTCATTCCATGATGCACTGTGAATCCAAATTCATCTTCGATCACTAGATTATCTAAATCCACTTCCTCTGATGCACAACATCCATCCGCAGTAAAGTATAAGTTCCAACTTGAATCAAGTGTTAAAATTCCATCATATTCACCTAAAATCATCATTTTGTTTCCGTTGATTTCAATTTCAGGGTTTTGGAATTTACCATCTAGAATCAATTTGACCTTATCGGTATCTAATACTGTTCCACTGTAGAATCTTCCAGCAATTGACTCAACACAATAATCTTTTTTACAGATTTTGTTTTTAATCAAATCATCACCGAAAATCTGTTCACCTTTAATGCAATCGTAGACAATCTTGTACGAATTACCACAATTCATAAAATCTTCCAATGCTTTAGTTCCCATCACGCATAAAGATGTTTCCTCTGTAATGTCTCCACAATCACATAGACACGAATTGCAAGTTTCCATATCAGGAGGGCAAGTAACACAACATGATAAACACTCTTGAGCATCTCTGAAATCCTCACAATCGAGGATATTACATACAGAATAAGGAACTAAGAATGTTTTCTTTGTATCTGCAATATGCCATACACCTTCCCAAAGTTTAAAATCAATATCCATTGATAAATAGCCTTGGTATTTTTTGTAATCTTCACTAAATCCTGTGACATAGGCCCATGCCCAAATCAATTTGTTATCTTGAATTGCCCATAATCTTCCAGGTTTAAGCAAATTCAAATTGAAATAGTCACGTAGGAATCTTCTATCTTCATCATGAAAATGTTCATAATTAAAATTCAATGTTAAGGACAAGTCACCTTCCGTAAGAAACTGTTGATTCTTTTGGAAAGCAACATAACTACCATGTCCGTAACTATATTCTTGCGTTGCAGTCTTTGTATCTTGCTTTAGAGAGGCAGAGGAAATCTCCTCCGCACTGTCTATTACAAGATCATTGAACTGAACGTATGTTTTTAATGGGTTTAAGTTATAACAAGTCATTATGCCAAACCTCTCAAGCATCTACCTACTTTGATAGCCTGCCTTCTTTCGTTTCCTTCGTTGAAAGCAATACTGTTATTCGTAACACGATTATCGTTATTGTTGATAGTCACATTCTTATTCACAACACTTCCAACTCGAGAACCATATCTAGTAGACAATTCTTTGAACGCACCTTTTAAGTCCATGTTATTTACTTTATCCATGAAGCTTTGACCTGCATTCTTAACTGCACTACGTTTCATTACATACTCGCCAGGAGTAAGCATAGCTGGTACTGTATCTGTTCCACTAGGCTTCATGACAATTGGTTGTCCGCCTCGTTTTAAGTAAACTGGGCCACCTTTAGCAAACTTAAAGTTTTTTCCTTGTGACTCATTGCCCATGTTTACTGTAGGGGTCGTTGTACCACCTGTATTAATGTTTCCTGACTGATTGTTGAACGCATTTTTAAATGCACTTCCTAAGTATTGTCCTAAATCTGTGAATCGTGTTGAATATCCATACATCATAGTAATCTGATTAGAGATTGAACTAGACATATTAGAGATACCTTCACTGAATCCACTTACAACATCTTTTCCAAACTTCTTACCTACGGATTTGAAGCTTTTCTTCTTCAATGAAGCTTTAGCATTATCAATCTTAGTTCCAAATGAGCCTTCAATATCAATACTTTTGAAACCTTCAATAATTCCATTGGCCATATCTGTACCAGAGGTATTAAATTCTGATTTCATGTTTGATAAAGTTGTGGCCATATTGTGGAAGGAAGTAACGATTGAGTTTACTTCTGTAACAACATCTGTAGTGGCTTCTCCAACTTTCAATCCTTTAACATTGTTTAGGAATGTCTGAATACCTGTTGTGACTTCTCCAACCTTAACGAAGTCTAGATTTAATCCAACAATAGAATTTAAGCTTTCACACGTTTTTTTCAACTTAGAAACAGTCTTATTAACTGTGTCCATATTCTCTAGATTTTCAGTTAATCCTTTGTTTGTTGCCATTTCATTCACTGCATTTCCAATACTTTTGATATTGGCTCTCAGTGTTTCAAAGTCGAAATTAGTTGAATAAACATTCAAAGTTCCAAACTTGAGGATTATATCACCTAAAGTTGTAATCGCCTTTAGTGCGTTGTTAAATAGCTTAGAATCAGGCATTTGTCTCAAGTTGTAAGACAACATATTCTTGTCTTTTCCTGTTCCAACACCAGCAACAGAAATGTATCCAATTGCTTGAGAAATACTAGAGATTGTCTTTTTAATATCCTCTGCATTTGGTAAAGGATTGTTTGTAATCGTTGCTTGCAAGTTTCCAAATTCAGGAACAATTTGTTCCAAAATCTTTAATGTATCTAGGAACTCTTGAGCATTTGTAGAGTTTAAATTAGATTTAATGCTCTTTGTAACATCAGGGAATACAATTTTTTTCATTTCACTAACAACACTAGCGACATTCTTTAAAATGCTTGTACAATTCTCAACGTTAATTGAACTTCCATTGATACTAGACATTTTAGAAAGGCTAGAAGCCATTGTTGCATAGTTCTTAACGATACTGTTTGCATCTGCAATGTTCGTTGCACTTGAAGTACTAACTGTTGGGAACTCAAAATCATTAATATTCTTGATTACCTCTTGAATATCTTTGAATTGATCGTTGAAAGAACTGCTATCAATGCTCATTCCTTGCACTTTTGAAATTGATTCTCCAATAGTAACAAGTTTCTTTAGAATCCTAGTAATATTCCAAGTCTCCATGTTTTTCCATAAAGACTCAGAACTTTTAATAACTTGACTCCACCAAGAAGAATATGTTCCTCCGCCTTCAAACATATCTATGACATCCATAATTCCTTGGATTTTCTTTTTAAGTCCTTTTGTGTTTGAAGGAACATTCTTATCGACTTCTTGCATAGCCTTAGCACAAGCAATCAACGTACCAGCTAGTCCTGTTGTTGTTATCATTCCTAACACTTGGGCCAATGTAGTGATTCCACCCGTTAGGACACCAGCACCACCTTGAATACCTGTAATAAGTGTCATAGAGCCTATACATTCAAATAAACCTAATAACTTATCGTTGAATGTGTCGAATCCATCAGGCATAGTCTTATCTAGCTCTTGCATAGCTTTAGCAAACAACCATAAAGCTCCGCCTTGACCAATCATCATTGCTAATCCTGTTAAGGCATTGTTCATTTCTAATGCTTTTGAAACCCCTGCATTAATCGTATTAGCTCCCATCATCAATCCCATTACAGAGAACAAATTTGTTAATCGCATAGGCAATGTTGTAATGTCATTTGGAACATTCTTTTCAATTTCCTTTATCGCTTTGCAATAAAGAATAATTGTTCCTGCCCCACCAGCTATGATAGCTAATGAAGATAATTTATTTTTAAATCCTTCTGCATCAAAAGTTTTTGGAGTACCTGTCGCAGTAGCAATCTCATCTGAACTCTTGAATACATCTTTAACAGAACTGAATTTACTTCCTAGTTTTCCTAGGAAAGGAATATTGAAACTTTTTCCTTTGAATTTTGAAGCAACGTTTACTAAATCTCCTAAAAGACTAATTCCACCACTTCCGAGTTTCATTAATCTACCAGCATACTTTAATCCAATACCAATTTGGATGTAGTCTGCTACGAAACGTCCTAATCCTTTAGAAAAGCTTCCGTCTCCCATTTCGGTGATTTTATCTTTTGCAAAATCATAGAAATCACCAAGAATAGGCTTGAAGAAATCAATTGCTCCTTGGAAATCTCCTAATCCTTCTTTAAATCCACCAACAAAATCTTTGAAACTGAATGTTTTTAAAACACTCCACAATTCAGTAAATTTCGTTTTAATGAAGTCTATACCTTCGCCAATCTCTTTTTTATGACTTCTAATGAAGTTGGCTCCTATATCTCCTAAGCCTTCGACTTTTTGAGAAAGTTTGTAGATATTTCCATAGATTGTAGCACCTGTTAATTCCGTCGAAACCTCATCTAATGCACCTAACCACTTTTCTTCGGCTTTACTAAATCTCTTAGGGATTAAGTCAAAAGCATTACCAATTGTGGCTACAGATGATTTAACCATAGTTGCCAACGAATTTAGGCCACCACCGCCTTTTTCATCCAACTCAATTAAGGCATCCTCAAATTGTTGTAATGAAATAGTTGGATTTGACCCTGTAAATGCTTCTCTAAACTCTGCAAATGACATATTAAATTTCTTTGCAATAGCAGTTAAGGCTGGTGTCATACCTGCATCTTCCATTGATCTCAATGTACGAGCATCCATTTTAGAACCCATGATTTGAGAATACTGAGTAACCGCATTGTTTACTCCCTCAGAATCTCCACCAAATGTCAAAATGGAATCATTAATTGCCGAGAATAGCTTTTGAGACCTATCTAAATCATGATTGATTGAAGTAAATCTCGTAACATGGCTTAGAGCGTCATCTAAAGTGGTTGGTAGTCCCAAAATGCTTTCGTCTAGGTTATCAATCATCTTTTGGATTTTAGCCGTAGAATCGTCTACATCGCCTACTACAGTGGACAATGTTCTTTTCGCAACTTTGATTGTATCGTATCTATTAACACCGCTTGAAAATGCATCACCAATTGCGTTTTGTGCACTAGAAACCAATCTATACAAACTAGAATATCCAACACCTTGTACTAAGAATCGTCCAATATCTCCTATTGGATTGTTTTGGAAATTCTTAGCAATGTTCAACATACTAGAGCCTAGATTTGACATCTTATTTCCGACATCAAATGTAATCTTACTAGCAGTTTTCAAAGCTTTAGCAGCTTGTTGAAGATTGTTTAGTTTATTCAAGCTATCTTGATAGCCGATAACTTGTGACTCAATATCAGCTTTTGTGTTTCTTACATCATTCTCTTTTTCGATTGTTTCGTCTAGCTTTTTATTTGTATCTTCTAACTTAGAAGAATCTGCTTCTAATTTTATTTTTTCTTTGTCTAAATCTGCGATTGAATCATCAATCTCATCAACCAATTTTTGAGCATCATTTAATTCACTGATGTTCGCTTCAATCTTAATTTTTTCTTTGTTAAGATTGTTAATTTTCTTTTGAACTTCATCAATTTCAATGCCAACCTCTCGCATATCGTATTTGAGAGCTTCACGTGCACTGTATAGGTCTTTAAGCTTATCACTTTTATCGTTTTCACCTAGTGTCATGTCATTGATGACATCATGAATTTCATTGGCATTTGCTTTTAAATCAATATCAATAGAAAGCTTTTTATTGTTCAAGGCTAATAGCTCTTTTTTAAGCTCACTAATATCATCTTTAACATCCAATAATTGATTCTTGAAATTAGCTAGATTATCCAAATCAACTTTTAAAGAAAGTTTTTGTCTTTCCAAAGCTTCCTTTTCTTTTTTTATTTCTTCTAATCTTGCCTTAATTCTTTCTAATTCATTAGTGCTAGCATCAAATTTGAGCTTTGCCTTTTCAATATCTTTTAACTCTTTTTCGAGTTGTTTTATCTTTGCTTCGGCATCCTTAATGTCAAGGACTAACCTAGCACCGACTTCACGTACTGACATCTTCGGACTCCTTCGCTAAATCTGTTTTCTGCATGAAATGGACCGCATATCTGTCAATCTGAGGTATTTTCTTTTTAGAATTTTTATTTGCCTCGTTAATTTCATTCCATGTTTTATCGCTTTGTAGATTTGCGTAGTACCCAAAGGCTACAACTAATTCAGAAACACCCCAATGGTCTAATATCTCATTGGGGCGTATTTTTAGAATTTTACCGACATAATGAGCCATGGTTGAATAAAGATTTAGTTCTGCAACATAAGACTTTGCTTTTTTTACTGAATCCTTTTTATCATCCCCCTTATCAATTATTTGATAAAAACTGTTTCTACCTCATTAAATAATTCAGGATATTTGATAATTAGGCTAATCATGCAAGTTAAAACTGAATATTGCATCATGTGATCTTCATAAAATTCATCTAATCCTAAGAAAATTGCAACAACTTTATAAAGTCCATCAACTAAATTTGTAGAGGATTGAGCGTATAAATGGAAAATCTGTTCGTTTGCTTCATTCATATACGCTTCATAAATCTGAACCATAGTTTTGCTCACTTCTTCATCATCTGTGTCTGTTGTAACGATTCCATCTTTTCCTTCAATGAATTTGTGACCATAGTATTCCTCGATTTCTTGGAATTTTTCTTTATATGGGTCTAGGATTTGTTCTGCATCCAATAGCAATGGCTTTACTTCGATTAAAGCTTCTACCATCTTCATATCTTGTCTAGGAGATAATGTTAGATTTTCAAACTTCTTATCGAACATAACATATTGCCCTACTCTTTTAGCATTCTCAGGAACATCAATTTTATGTTCTTCGATTTCTTTTTCAGTGAATCTAAAACTCACTTCAATATCAATTGTTTTAACATCTGTCTTATTTGCATCACCAACAACTGCAATTTCACCACCATTGCCATAGACTGCGTGAGGAGTATCATCCTCACGAGCTACTTTTAACTTTTCAATCATGGCATTTAACTGTGTTGGTTCTAAAATCTTTTGTTCTTCCATCTCATTTGCCTCTCAATTTCTATAAATTAGCGTTAGCTTTGTTTACTACATAAACTTCATACCAGTTTCCACGAGTATCTTTCTTGAACGCTAAACTAAATTCAAACGCTCCATCATCAGGGATACCCATTGGGAATGAAGTGATTTTTGCATTGTGGTAAGTAAATACTTCCGCAGTTCCATCACTTCTATAACGAGTGATTGTAACTTTTGCTCTCTTATTCTTTAAGCTATCGTTGTTTGCTACATAGTGTTGCAATACATCAACAGTCATTGGATAAGAAATCTTTAATGTTTTACCTACTAAGTTTTTGTTGAAGTAAATTTTTGAACCCTCAATATCTAAGCTTGGATTGATTTTACTGTTCAATACTTGGTATTGAGACTCATCTAAAGTAGCCAACAATGGAGTGTTAATTCGGTTCAATGTAGAATCTGTGATATTGCATTGGTCGCTCAATGCTGCATAGATAAATCCACATTCTTCAACAAAGTGGTCTGCAATATGGATTGAACCATATTCAGAATGTTCTTTATCTGCTTCAATAACTACTTCCTGAGTACGCATCATAAAGCCTTGAGACTTATCTCCCTTGCCGATAAATGGGTTCATAGTTAAGTAGTTTGATGTTAATTGAGTGCCTGTAAATGAACGCTCAATAGAAGCAGAATCATCATCATAAGAATCATCAAAGCAACTTGTATCTACAGGGTCTACAGTATCGTCACCATCAAATCCTGATAAGCAACTTACTTTAATGTCGTTGTTAGAATCTAAGTCTGCAAATTCTTCAAAGAAACTGATTGAAGAAAGACCAATCAAGATACTATTTGTTGATTTGTCTGTTAACGCTACTTCAATGCTCAAACGGACACCTGATGTACTTGCTTCCCATCCTTCTCCTACTACCTTTGTAGGAACTGTTGATAAGTCAATCTGTACAGGGTAGAATCCTTCTTTATCTGCTTTTAAAGTGCTTGTATACTCATCTGCATTTGTCATTTCATGATCTAAAACATCTGAAATCTTTGTTGTGATTGTGTAAGTACCTGCTTGAGGAACATTCACGTAGTAGTAAACAACACCTGCCGCAAAGTCTAATGCATTTTTCAACGCTTTAAATACCGCACCGCTTGTGTGTACTTTGTTTCCTTCTCCAGTTTCTGCATCAGTTTCTTTAGAAGTAATGAACAATGTACCTGTATTCTTACATCCAAATGATTCGCAAGCGTTGATTAAATCAGGTGCAATAGTACGTGATGTATAAGCACTAGCAGTACCTGTAATCTTTTCAAATTTACGAGTATTGATTTTTAAACAAGAATCAATATCACTCATGATAGTAATATCAATTTCTTGAGTTTTAGTTAATTTAGAGACACTTAATTTGTCACTAATAATTTTGTTAATGTTGCAGTTAGACATTATTTTTGCCCTCCCATTGTAGCTTTTAGTACACGCTCCATAGCACGCTCTGCTTTAGCACCGCCTAATTGATTTAAAGCGTTTAGTTTGCGTGAAACAAATGCTTGAACATCTACTTTCTGTTCAGGAGTCTTTTTAGCTTTTGAAACTTTTTCTTCCATTTTTAATCTCCTTTATTTAACTTTTGCATCAAATCTAGATACCGCTCTAGCAACAAAATCATTTGCCTTTCTAGGTGGCATCTTGATTCTGTGTGCAAAGTGTTTCTTTCCCATTTCATCTACCCAAACGAATGGCCTTCCGTTTTTACGAGCTAACGTATAAACTCGTTTCGTTCCATTCTGTACCATTGGGGAGTAATCAACGTGAGAAGGGTTTCTAGAATCTTTTTCTAGTTTGTCTGCATCTACTCCGATTAGATATTCGGTATTAGATACTTTTTCTTTCGTAATTGAATCTTTTAAAGCACCTGGCCTATATTCATTCCATGGCATACTTGTCATTTCTTGAGCATAGAATCTACTCCCTCTTGGAGCTTCTTCTCGCATAGTTTCTTCTAATTCACTAGCCAATCCTTCAAAATCTTCTTCACACGCTTCTATAACATCTTCTAAGAGACCTTTTAGCATTTCCTACACCTCGATAAAGGGGTAATAAAGTTTGCCTCCATAGACGTATTTAAAGCCTTTTAGGAATACACCATCTTCATACGATACTTCCTCAACTTTGTTCATAAGGAAGATTTTTACTAGGCCACTAGGCAAACACATACGTTTTGAATATTCATAAGATGTGTTTGATTTGGCTTTCGCACCGCATACGGGGCATCCGTTTTTCTTTGTGGAACTTTTCATTCCAATATATTTGATTCTCACACAACATCACCAACCCATATGTCTTTTGAATTACATACTGATAAGATACCTAACTGTTCAGAATACGCTTTTGTAATATGTTCACGAACATACATACTAATAGAAATCTGAGCATCAGAATTTTCTTCTGAAATAAGAACATCACTACCATCTGTTTCTTCACACGTGCTACAACCACATTCGCATCTGTTCATTGCGATAACAAATTGTAGGAAGTCGCAGAATACAGGCAATAGACATTCTGGTATCGTTTCATATCCAGCTACATAACTGACAACGATCTTAGATAATTCATCACATCCACAATTACACACATCTTTGTAGTCGATATTAGATAAATCAACGTACACGATACTGTCGTATGGGTTATAAGAAAAATCTTTATCAACTTCTAGTTTGTGAGTAGTAAATGTAATTCTATTTCTAGTGATAACAGATACTTCAATCGTTGTTGGGTCAATCATTGGATAGAATAGTGGTATACGTACAATTCCTGAATCGCAACCGCATTTCTTAAATTCACCAACATCAAAGACTTCCTCTCTTTGAGATGAGAGGAAAGTCTCACAAGGGTGGTTTTTCCAACAAGTGATGGTACTAATTAAATCAATTAGTTCTCCAACATTCTTTTCAAGCTTATCTGCTTCTAAATCGCTTTCCTTTATGCACGAACAATAGTTTTTCAATTGTTCGATAATTTTTTCGTACATTATTCACCAATGTTGATTGGTACGATAGTTGTTGGTTTTAATACAAGGTCTAATCCGTTTAATGTATCTCCTAATGTAGCTGCTGACATTGGAATACCTTGGATAACCATTAATCTGTTTGCGTCTGTTCCAAATGCACATCCAAAGTTGTAGTAGTAATCACATTGAGTACCACATCCTTCAGATGGAGTATCTGTAGCACCGAATGTATGACGTTGGAATTTTTCAGATGGTTGGAAAGTAGTTCCCATTACCAAACCTACTGTATTTCCTTCTAATACCCATACATCACCTGTACCTTTTGTAATATCACATGGAACTAATTTATCTGCGATAAATCCATGTCCTTTAAATGCGACTTCTCCAGTTTCTTTGTTACGAGTCCATCCATCAGGATATTCTCCGTTGAATTTACCTGGAACGATAACAGATTTAATACCTTCAAGTACTAATGGGTGACAAGCGAATTTATAATCGCCATCTCCTAATGCTGCTAAACGTAATGCAACTGAATCAAATGCAGATAATACGTTTGTACCTACGATTTTGATAACTGCTTTATCTTCCATTACTTCCAATAATCCATGGAATGGTTTCAATGTAGCAGTACCTGTAGCCATTGTTCCTAAGATTACGTTAATAGCAGTGAAGTATGCCATTGAAATTAAATCCATACGTTTCTGAGCTTCTTTAATAGTTTCTCCTTCACGTTGGAAATAGCAAACCATGTCATTAGCTTTGATTTTACGTGTTTCATTTACTAAGCTATCCATAATAGGCTCGCAGCTCTTTAAGCACAATAATGCCAATGGTGCATTGCTACCGCATTTAGCTAAATCTAATGGAACCCAGCAACATTCACCTTGTGTTGATTTAGGTTCTGTTGTTCCGTATGTGAATGGCAACTGAATATAGAATTTGCCATCTTCTTTTTTTGTAACGCTCCATGCTCCTCGGTTCATAGCACCTTGCATCTTACGTGAAGCTGGTGTGTTCATTAACCAAGAAACTAATGGGAACACGTTTTGGAATGGATTGGCTGGTGAGTTATCTGAATAATCAGTACCGATACCAACTGTTCCTGCATTTGATTTAGAAGCATTTGCTGCTAAATTCTGTCTTGCTTTCTCATAATCAATATAAGCTCTTGAGAATGATGTTAAATCCTCGATATTAGAACTTAGGCGTTCTACCATTCCTGGTGTAACTGCCATTTTTTCTAATAATGTGTTATCAGGATTTGTAAATAATAAATCTAACATGGTTTACCTCCTATCCCCACATATCTCCGCTAACTTTAGAAGTAGAAGTTAATTTTTCTTCTTTCTTTTCTTTATCGTTAGCTTGCCCTGAGATCAAACTAGACAATCTGTCTAATGTGCTTTCTGCTTTCTTTTCAAATTCTGTTTTTTCTTTCTTAGAACTTTTTAATTTTTCTTTTAATTCTGCATTTTCTGTTTCTAATGCTTCAACTTTTGCACTTAAAGTTTCAAAGGCATCCATGAATTTGTTGATTTTTTCCATGTCATCCTTAGACATTTCAACAGTTTCTAATGTTTCTTCGCCTTTTTTAGCTTCTTCTTTGTTTTCTGTTCCTTCTTCTTTACTTTCAGGTTCTTTTTCTTCTTTAGAAGGTTCTTTTTCTTCCTCTTTGTTTTCTAAAGCTTCGTTCTTCTTTTCTTCTTTATTTTCAGAACTCAACTTTAAAATCTTTTCCCATAGGTTCATTTCTGAGTCTCCTTTACTGTTTAAATTTTCGCCTGTACTGTTTACATTGGCTGGATTTGCAACAACTGAGAAACCAGCAATCTCGATTTCGTTGTAGAATGGTGCATTAAATTTAAATGACGATTCAAAATCGAGTGTTCCTCTCAGTTCTGCACTAATACTCAATGGTATTTCTTGTTTCAATAAATCTTGCACAATGTGCAATTCCCTATTTAGTTTGACGTTTACATCAAGACCTTTTCTTCCATCCCCAATATCGACAACTGTCAAATCATCTTTAGTCCATGTACCTAAGTTTAAAGGGAGTGATGTAATGTCAATGTGAGCTAAGTTGATATATCCTACATAATCAGAACTCAAGCTATCGTAGAATGCTTGTACTGCCCCTTTTTTGATGTATAGACGAATATCATCCCCACCCTCATATGTTATTGCCCCCTCGTCAATAAGACGTGTAGGCTTGTTTTCTACGTACCCTGAGGATAGGTTCACACTGACATAATGGTTTTCTTTATCTACGCTCGATAAAGTGATTGCATTGTCGTAAAATGCTTTTCCTTTTTTTCTACGATCAAGGCTATCTTTAATGCTTGATACATATGTTGGAACTCTTTTCTTTTGTGGCATTATTTCTTAGTCTCCGTTTCTACTACGATTACGGGCTTATAGAATAATTTCTGAATTCTTCCACCACATGAATTACATTTCTTGACTTCGTATGGAATCTTTGCTCCTTTTAAGATTTCTTCCATTGTGGAATCGTATCTCTTTTGAATAGTTTTGTTTCTAAGTGCTTCTAACAAAACTTTATCTTCGGGAATCTTGTATTTCTTCTTAGGTTCTAGAACTACATATCCGTATAGCAAAGTACCGCTATCTAATTTTGAATAAACGTCAATTTGCGTTTTTTCTTCTATTACATCAAGAAGTTTCAAATACTGTTTTGCGTTCTTTGCTGCTTCTTCCAATGCGAACTCATGTCTACCATTTTGCTTTAAGAAAGTATTTCTTTCTTCTAGGGAATCGAACCAAGTAACACCGTTAATAGTTTGTACGTTGTTTTGCATGGTATCTCCTTCTAAGCATCATGGCATTGATCGTCTGTATACTTTGTTTCTGTTTGTTCTGAGCGTTCTACTTTTGCTACATTGCAGAATAAGAATGAAGTATAAGTTGTTACTGTTTTTTGATTAGGTTCTTCACCTGTTGTCGTAATAACTGGCCATTCAAATCCAATAGCTCCGTCTTGGTCATTCAATTTGTTCTGCCAAGCAGTGTTAAAAGCAGTCGCATCTTTCCCTGTTAAAGTGATAGGGTCTCCGTACCCTTCTTTAAAAGTGATTTTTACAGTGAAACTACGTTTAATTGACATTTATGTATCTCCTTTCGTTATCTTGCATATAAAAAGGCAATACCTCGAAATATGCAAAAATCTATATAGACAGTGAAAACTGTTTATACCTTTTGTTTATTTCCAAATATTGCCTTGTTTTTTTCTACTTTTTACTTCTAATTAAAACTCTAATGTATCTTCTACTTGTTTTGTTGGGTTATTACCAATCAATTTAAGAATCTTGACCATTGATTCTTTATTCAATTTGCCTTTGAACTCATTGATAAAGTCTGTATCTGAAATATTTCTTTGACCAATTAAGAATAAATCAGCATTCCCTTTTGAATCTTTCTTAGCTCCAATCTGATATACATGAATTGTAGTTGTATATACACGTCCACTTGCCTGTTCTTTACAAGCTCTGTAGTCTGTTACAACTTCGTAATATACATCTTTAACAGTTTCTTCTTTCTTTGTTTTCTCGTTGAGAACAGTTTTTGTGATTTGAACTTTTCTGTATCTGTTCTCAAAGAAAGAAGTTGGAACTGCGATTGCATTGGCTTTTGTTTCTAAATACCCTAATCCATCAGGTCGCATAGGTCTTTCACCAAATTCAACCTCTTTACCTTGGATTTTCTCTTTTACCAATCCAATCTTGTTGATTCTCTGTGCATCTTCAAATGAATATAACGGAGTCCCATTCAAACTTCCTAGGGGTGTTACCTCATTTTCAGATAAGATACTTTTTAAAATATCCATTTCCATTTTATTTTCTCCTCTCGCTATAGCGTTTTCTCGATAGAATCCATCATTCTAGTAACTGATTCCATCATGTAATTCTTTGTGCTCTTGTCTAACGCTTCTGCTCCGTTGACAATAGCACCTACGATTTGAGTAACTGACAAGGCTAATTTATATGTCTTTGCAGACTTGTCTTGTTGTTCTTTCAATTCGTATTTATCAAAATAAACCTTTGGTACGCCTAATTTCTCGCTTAACATAGGAGAAATCTGAGTGGCGAACCTTTCTCGCATTGGTACGATTGTATTTGTCATGGCATTATCTATGATTCTTTCCATAGATACGTTTCCTGATACATCCCCTAAACCAATTAATTCAGGAGTAAGACCGAAACACTGACAAATAATAGAACCTTCCTTCATTTGAAGGTATTCTAAGAACTCTGTACCTTTTGTAACACGAGGCAAGTGATCCATCTTTTCAAAAATAGAACTTGCAAGGATTACATTGTCTGATTTTGAATTTCTGATTTCCTGACCTAGACGTTTAGCCTCAATTCTTGCTTTGTCGGCTCTGTCTGCTTTAGAACTTGATGATTCGTCTAAAACTTGGGAAGCCGATAAATCAATCGTATCTCCCTTGGCAAATCCGTCTTTTAGCCAAAAAATCAAACGTCCAGGGCCATCATACTGAATATCGTAGTTCAAACGCTCGTAAACCGCACCTAATAGCTTTAGACGTTGTTTATCACGTAATAAACAAGATAATCCGTTCTCATGGTCTGTTCCGTTTCTTAAATTGCAGAAATTATCAGGGATTTCTACAATGATTGTTCCGTCTTTGGACATTAATTTGCCTGTTTGAAGGAATAACGCTTCGTCAAAGTCGATTTCCTTTGTTCCTAATGAGATAGGTTCTTTATCGTCTGCCGACATAGCATAACAGATAGGAACTCTAAAGCCTTTATATTCATCATCTTCACGCATGATAGAAACATAATTACGATAATTCTCTGTAACAATTCCTTTATCTTCGTCTAGCCAACGAATACCACATTTTCCGTACAATAACGACTGCATAATAGCATTTTGAAGTACGGAATAGTTTGTTACACCCTGTACATTGCGTCTATAAAGGAATGGCATTAGAACATCCTTGTCTAAATTCTCGTCACCCGTTGTGATTCCGTTTGAGAATATAAAGTCAATAACCTTACCGATAACATATGGCAACGTTGGTAGATTGTCTATCATCCAATCAATCTCATCAAACTGATTCTTAAAGTTTGTCTTTATAAATCCGTTGATGCAGTCTGAATTGCAGTTCAACATAGCTTCCATTACCTTTTCGGCCTCGGTTTCTGCATTAGAACTGTGAATATTGTGCGAAATGTTAGGTGACACATAGGTATTGGATGCTAGTTTAACTCTATCCTTTTGCCTTTTCTTTGTTCTTCGACTCAAATTAGCACCTCCTAATCGTTCTCTGCATACGCAAGTATTTCACTGCTTAGATTATACATTAAACAACTGCGGACAGAAAGTACTGAGGAATCTAGGGCATCAGGAGAGTGTCCTAAGCGTTGTTTTATCTCTTCTTTAGGAATAATGGCTATCTTCTTATTATTCTTCGATACAGTCCTTGTAGCAAGCAATTCAGGCTTTAATCTTTTTGCGACTTCCGTTGTGAAAGTCAATTTCTTACTGTCCATTAGCTGCTGAAAGTCTAAATACATTTCCGCTCTTAGATTAAATGCATATACCGCACTGTAATGTCTTGCCTTGATACGTGTTTTTGTTGGCCCTCCTTGGAAATTGACACCCTCAAGGATAAATCCTAGCTTATCCGAGTATTTTGACAATCCTTCGGTCAACCATGTACCGAAACCAACGTCAACACAAACATATTTGATGTTTAATGTCTCAATAATCTTAACAATCTTAGCAATAATCTTCTCAGATGTAACTCCTTGCACCCAAACACCCTCTTTAAGATTGTAAATTGTCTCGATTTTACAGTTTCCGTATCTGTTTTGAGAGCATAAAGCAACATCTATACCATCCTTACCTGTATAAGCCGAGTCAATACCTAGGAAAAAACGCTTTTTATAAGAATTATCGGCTTTATCGTCGTCTAAAGTCATGGTTTTGAACATACTTTCGTCTGAAAATTCCTCTAATTCGCACACTAAATAGCGTTGGCAAGTACTTCTATTCTTATAAAAGTGAGAATTTAGTATCTGAGATGCACTTTTCATACGATCTTCTTCATATGCAGTACGTACATCCATCCAAACAACTAATGTTCCTTCGGGGTATTTGTCATTTGTCATGCAATCGTAGAACTCTCCTCGTTTGTGGGGGTTGGAAATAGCAATTTCAAGTTCTTTTGAACCGTCAACACTTGAAAATTCCCTTCGCCCTATCTCGGCATACGCATCTTCACTGACTTGGGCCGCTTCGTCAATTATATAATCTCCGCCCTTACCGATAGCGTTATTGTTTTTCTTAGGGTCTACACTGTTTCCACCTAATGTAACGATTTCTACACATCCTCCGCCTTTAAAGGAAATTTTAGTTTTGGAAGTAGAAGTCTGCAATTTCTCAATCTTGTTTCCTGAATCTAATACAGAACTCTGAATAGACTCGTCTGCATTTTGTAAATGTCCGATAACTTTGGACATGATGATAGTAGCGGTTTCTCCTGTTGCGGCCGCAATTCGTACTTGATGTCCTTTATAAGCACGATAAATAGCAATCATTCCTAAAGTCCAGCTTTTCCCGTACTGAGAAGTAGTAATTGCATAGATTGTATCGTAACCCTCTACAACCGCACCGAACAACATAGCTTGCGTAAAGTGAAGATTGACTTGAAAATACGTTAAAGCCTCTCTTGCACCGATAACCGCAAGTCTAAAAGCTTCTTGTCTAGAAATATTTAGTCGTTTGTAATGTTCAGGGATATATCCTCTCGTCCAATTCTTCAATTTATACTTGGGGGTAGCTCCCTTCAACAATCTAACGACTTCTTCTTGGCTCTTATTAATAGCTTTAGCTTCCTTTAAGTCCTCTACATCCTTAAAATACTGTTCCGTAACACTAAGAGTCTGTTTCTTCACTGTTATCGTCCTCCTCGTGTTCTATTACCTCGGCATCTAAAAATTCACTTCCCATGTTGATTCCTAATATATCATTGATTCTTTCCTCCGCAATCGCTCTTTTCTGTTCAACAGTAATATTATTTACACTTCCAACATTTAAAATATTGCTCTTTCCAATGCCATCCATTCTATTTAGCTCTTTTAAGCACCCTAATCTGTCTTTCATGTCCTTTTCTTCGTCTTGAATGTTATCACTAAGCCATTGTCTACGTTGCTCTACCGTCATAACACTCCTTTGGTCTCTCTTTTTTACCCTCTCATGTATGACATTCCTAAATAAAGGACTGTTTAATATCTTATATCCCTTGTTATAAGCACTCTTATCGCTTAAATCAGGACGAATCTTTTGCATGGACTTCGTAATATTCCCACTCTTTGAATACTCGTCAAAGAATCTCTTAGCTTCATCCTCACGCTTTAATTCTGAAACACTCTTTGCCCTTGGCATACTCTCATCCTCTCTTTCTCTACCTCCCTACATTATAAATGATTTTATTGAGGACGTTTTTACCCCCTCGTTTACCCATCACTTACTACTCTCTTACTACTCGCTTACCCCTCGCAAAAATACATGAACTCATTTTTTTCAAAACGTAAAATTTCGTTTTCCAAAAATTTTTATCTAAAAAAGGGGGTGGTTTTGATATTATTTGTAATTATTTGTGTTAGCACTCTCTTGTGTATAGTGCTAGGTGTAAAAAATGTGGTTTGGTCGAGAGGGAAGGCATGGGGTGTGTATGGTCGTCAATTCCTGTTGCGTTTTTCAAACCAGACCACAACCGCATATATATTTATGTCTTTATTTCATAAACAATTTATTTCTAGATCATGTAAACAGTTTTAGCAGCAAGAAGAAAAAGACAATAAAAAGCTAGTTAAACATTTAAAGGTTTAACTAGCATAATAAATAAATTATAATAAATAATATAATAATACATAACCAGTATTTATATAAGAATGCAAGCAGTAGAATAAACACGAATATAGTTGTTAACTGGTCAATCATTTATCAGCCTTTCAAATTCATTTAATTTATTAATATAATAATTCATTCTATTTTTTTCTTTTTTAGTTTTAAAACTATCATTATTATATAATTCAATCCAATTATTTAACCCTTTTTTATAATATCTTAAAAGTTGCTCAAACATAAATTTTTTAGAATATGAATTAAAAGTTCGATGATCATTTTCAATGAATTGAAATGTAATACAATTGCCATAAGGGTATATAGTATATGCATATATATAACCCTTATTAAATGCACCTTTTTTATTATTTCTTACAGTTTGACAACTCAAACCAGATATACAACTACATATATTTCTAATATCTTTCATGTATATTTTAGACATATGTTTTTTTACTCCATTTCTTTTAGCTCATCATACATACTACAAGTAACATACATTTTTTCTTTTCATGTATTTCATGCAAGCATTACATACATTTTTTTTCATTCAGCAAACCGCATTCACATAGATATTTATTTATAATAGTATAGGTTTTTAAACCTTTTTTATTTTCAATTAATAACATTTTTTCCATCCTTTCAACTAATTATATATTAATGGTAGTACTATGTTTGATAGGCCTAGAAAAAGGCCTACAATTAATAAGTCAAAACATATATAAAAGTAGAATTTTAAGAGTGCTAACAATAGCACTTGAAAGTTGCTCAACTTGTCTAGCTGCTTTCTTGTTACCATTGGAAAACTACACCCCTTTTATATTTTAATGTTTGTTAGAACATAGTCCCAAGAAGTACCGTAGTGAGTTACGCCCCAAAGATACATATCAAGCGTTTCATTATAATATACAATTTCGTTTATTTCTTGTAGCAGCCTAGCGCCCCAATCACTAATAATAAACCATTGAAATACTTCCGGATCATCGTCTTGTTCGTTTTCAAGTTCTTCTATTTGTTCATTTATTTCATTTATTTCATTTTCTAAAATTTGCGATGGGCTATTTTCGTTTTCATCTTCTAACTCGTCTCTTTTTTCTTCTAGTTCTTCTATCTCGTCTGAGTTGTCAACGGTACCGCTTACCTGCTCCCAGCAGCCTATGTCATATGTCAATGACATTATGTCATTATTTAAAACCGCATCGAAAGCCTTTGCAAGTGTTGCATAGTCTACGCGCCCATTCTCTAAACCGTATTCACTAATCGCATTTCCATAATAATATTTATTTTCCATTTTCTTTTTAGCCCCAATTAAGTTATAATAAGGACGTATATATATTTTTTGGGGCTTTACCTCCATATACTATAATTATATATATACGCTTTTTTGAATGATCTTACTTCTATACGCTTGCAACGAAAAAGTAAGATCTTTTTTTATGTCTTATTTTTGGATGTCACCCCTTTTCTACATACTTATTATAACATGGTATCATTGTATTTTCAACCTTTTTTTTCACTTTTTGTTCACGAATCGTGAATATAATAGCGGATATTTTCGTACTACACCGTGTTTTTGTCTACATATCGTGAACATTTTACAAAATACAAAATATACAAAGTAAAAAATTTTTTGCCGATTACAAAATACAAAATACAAAATTTATTTTTTATATTGACAAAATTTTCTTTTCGGAACACTTAAAATGCCCTTTATTTAAAGTAAAATCGTTTAATTTCGTGAATAAATGTTAATTAAAGCAAATAAGACAATAAAAAAAACCCATCAATCCTTATTAGAACTTGATAGGTAGTTAATACTAGTAATAATAGTGTATATATCTTCTTCTTATAGGGTTTGGAAGGCTCTGTGGAGGACGTAGCTCCTCTTTTCTTCTTTCCCCCGAAGTCAAAACCCTTCTTTATCTCCCCCGAACCTCTTTCTTATTATATATATGTATCGAGGGACTTAAGATATATCGCTTTTTCTTTAGATCAATCAATTAAAATATGCAGAATTACTTATAATATAGGCTCTGTTAATACAGAACCTTAAACCATACAATCGACAAGATATAGAATTAATAAAGAATTTCTAAAGGAGTATGAAATGAAATATCTGCCTATTCATTTCAGTAGTAGTATATGACTACGTGACAATTTATGAACCAACCTAAACAATCGTGTGTAAACATTAGTGCAAACATTATGGAACTTATCGTGTTTATTACGCATATATGACTGTATGGACGTTTCTATATCTCTGAATTTACTTGTTTTGTTTCTTTTCCCCCGACCTCTGTTGCGTTCCTAGGGCATATTTCATGCAAATCCTGTTGCACCTAGGTGGGCCATTGCGATTGAGTCGGCTATTGCGAATGGGGTGGGTAAATTTTCATTGCACTCATAGGGCGTTATTTCTATTGCACCCTCCCCCGTCAATTAAATATTGCACTTACACCTTTATAATATCCTCAGATTTCTCTGAGGCACTCAATTCTGAGTAAGTAGAAGTAAAAAATGTCTCGTTAAAGAGTGGCAATATTTGGTCTTTTGGGTACTCTTTAACTATATATATTATACCATTTTTAAGTGCGGACGTGTGAAAAAAACCTATAAAAAAAGGCTATTTGTTGTTAGCCTCTTTCTTTTCTCTTTCTAAATCTTTTAAGATCAATTGTCTTACATAATCTGCCTTGCTAGGCACTGAATTTAACTTTTCTAGAATCTCTTTATTGTTCTTTGTAACGTATTTCAAGCAAATTTGACTTACGTTCTTTTTAGCATACTTATTGTTTGCTCTTAATCTTGCTGCGCTTGCTTTTCCCATACATCATACCTCCTACGATCTTAAATCTTCGTGTAATTTCTTTTCTAAGGCAGTTGCAATAGCCACATCTTCTTTTGATGGCTCAGACATTGTATATTCACCATCACATAGCATCCTGCATACCCTTCTTTCTCCATAGAATCCGCCATCTGTACAATGTACATATGAAAGCTTCATTCTGCCTCCACTACAAATGAAATAAGATGATTCATCATTAGGATATACGCATCCAACATATCCTAATGATGCTCCAATAGTTTCTTCTAAGCTTTTATTCGATTCATATTGCATGAATCTTTCATTCCATTTCAACATTTTCTTTTCCTCCTACTTTCTATTGCTTACTGACAGTTCTTTTCTTTCCATTCTGCGATTTCGTCTGCATCATCAATAATTTCACCATCTTCGCAAACTAGCATTGTTTCTCTTGACCCATAATCGACAATCTGATAATTGTTAGGCAATTCATCTGCCCATAAGTCAACACCAAATAATTCAACATTGAAATCGTCTTTATATAATACGTTTGCTACTGCTTCTACGATTCCTGAATTTGTAAAACTGTGATACCCAATATGTACTTGCTTCATGTTATGTCCTCCTAAGTACCTAAGTACTTTTCTTTACACACATAGTATATCATACCATGATACCTATGTAAACAATTAATTTAATAAATTTTTAAATTCTTTTGAACAATAAAAAGGCTAATTCCACATTTGTGTTTTAAACGTGTTTTTAGCCTTTTCTTCATTTACCCTAACAAATTGCTCATCTTAATCTATTTCGCTCGTTAGAATCACTTCTAGACGTGTTTAAATTGATTTTAAGAAGTTTTTCTTCTTTTTCTACGAAGATTGTAGTCTTTATCAATCAAAATCTGAAATATCATTGTTCTGTCAACTAGATATTCAATTCCATCACTATTGAAACCAACGATCTTACACCACCACCTATTAAATGTGTATGGCTTAGTCAATACAATTTGTACTAATTCAGCTTCATCAAACAAAGTAGCCATTGCAACATCCCCTGCTCTTAGACCTATATTGCCATGGTAATTAAACCATCCTCCGCAGGTTTCTTTGAAATACTCGTATTCTGTATTTCTTTTAGGCATTTAGATAATTCCAATCTGAGTTAATAATGCACATTTTACTTCTTTTGCTTCTCGTCTATCTAATGGTTTGATATGCCACTTAACATTTTCTTTGTTGATCGTTAAAATTTGCTCTGCCTTTGCCATTCCATACTCATGTCCTGTATCTACCATCACGTGACAAGGCAAATCAGTTCTTTTTAAATTGCTGGTAATGGGAATAACATTTACTGTAGTACTTCCTTTATTCTGAATATCGTTTGAAATAACGATACAAGGTCTCCTTTTGCAAAGCACTGTATTGCTATATTTTGGCAAGTCACACCAATAAATGTTATTGTTTAGGATTTCCATAATGATAACCACCTATCCTTTCTAGTTTATCCTCTAAGTTTTTGTTATGCTGCTGCAATCCGTATATTTTCCTATCTCTCTCGATTAAAGCTTGTTTAATTAATACCATATCGTCATAAAGTGCATAGAAACCGTTGTCTTTCAGAGCTTTTTCTATGTTGTTAAAACTTGTCTCTACTTGAGTTGTTGTAATCATCTTCTTCATTCCAATCCATTCCATACACATCATCAATAGCGTCACCTACTGCATCATCTTCGTTATCTTCAATTGGAACACTGATTTTCAATTTAATAAGTACATTTGTACTTTCTTTAGGCTTATTTCGTCTCCTCGAAACCATCATACGACACTCCTCTATTTCGATACTTATACTTTCTTGCTTCATATTCGGCTTTGTTGAGATCATCAATCAATCTACCATTTTCAAGTTCCAATTCATTAATTCGTTCTGAAACAACTAAGGAATAAAGGAGCATTGAAGCTATGCCCCCTATAAACAATCCTGCAAAGAAATAAATCATCCAACCACCTCGCATTTTGCTAGGATGTCTCCAATTAGTTCATTGTCATCAATGCCTTTAAAGTATCCTTTTTCCTTCATCCCGTTTAAAGAATTAAATACTTTAAAACTGTATACATCTGAATAGCATTCTAATAATTCTTTTTCAAATTTAGTTAATTTATATGTTGGTTTTATATGTGGCTGCTTTAGCCAATCTTTTGCCATTTTACGACATTCTTTTTGATTGATTTTAAAGTCACAGTCATTGCAATTAGTTTTATAGCATAACTTAGGTCTTCCCTTGACTACTGCTAAACTCTCCAAGCAATTATCTAGAATTTCATCTTTGTAATATTCAAGATTAGTTACTTCTGGATTTCTTGCTTCTTTTATTTCTGTCTTTTCGTCTAGCCAATGAAGCTCTTTAACTTGTTGGATAATTGCCTGTAATAAATCACTCTCGATTACATTTTCCATATTAGTATCTATGGTGATTTCTTCTTTTGATAAATCAAATGTGATTCTAAAATATCCACTTCCAAATCTTTGCAAATAAGTTATTTCCTCATTTTCTTCATTTCTCTTATATCTTTGCTCTTCAAACATTTCTTTCGCACTCATCATAGCCAATTCAACTCCTCACATTGTTTATTGATCGCTTTTAATTCATCTACATCTAAATTTTTTATTGTATTTCCTGCTGCGGATTCTATATAAGAATGCACAATTTCAGTTCTCAAATGAAACTCAATTACTTTAAGCCTAATATAATTCCCTTTTTTATACACAATAAAATCATCAAAAACACGTTTTGTATAATCAAGATCATTGAACATCTGCTCGGCAGTTTTTTCTTTGTGTTCCTCATCAATTCTTTGGAATGATGTCCAAGCAACAATATCATCTCTCGGAATAAACACTTCAATTTCTTCTCCATCAATAAAAGGATCAACGAAAGACGTTAATGTACCAAACGATTGATGTTCCTGACTATAATACATAACTTCATATTCATATAAAGATGGTCTCCTTTTTAATTTAACTAAATACAAATAGCTGAATAGTGGTTTTGATTCATTAAACATTTTCCATGTGGTCATCTTTTTATTCCCCAATCCAATGCTTGTCCACAATTTGGGCAAAATTTCATGTTTGGATGTGCATTGTTAATATCACTCATCTGTCTATTACACGATGGACATCTTCGTGTATGCCTTGTAGCCACCAACTTTTTTGGAGTTGCTCTTTCAACCAATTCTTGTAATGTTTCGCATGAGCTATAATAAAAGTTTTGTAAATACTTTGCAGTGTGATATCCATCACCACTTTTATCTAGCACTATGTTTTTAATCTCATCTAATGCTTCTTTATATTTATTCATTTTCTTCTTCTCCTTTTAACAACTGCCCACAGAATGGACAACGTGGATAATACCTGTTTCCATGATACGTCGGAATTGGTACAACTCCATGCTTGCAAGTTGGGCAAGATAACATCATATCGCCGAATGGGCCAAACTCAATATCTATTGGTTTCTTAGGTGTTTCTTTATCCATAAATTCCCTCAACAATTGAAAATATGCCTTGGCACGATCAGTTTCTTCTATGTTTGCTGCTTTGCACGTAATTTGATGTTCTTTTTCAAGAACTTGCAACAATTCTTGATATTTATTCATATGCCTTTAATTCCTCTTTAAGCTCGTTTATAGCTTCTTTAACGAACTTTAAATCCATATCATAGTCACTAACTAAATCCGCCATTCTACAGTTTGAATAGCCTTGTAAAGCTCCTTCTAATGTAGAGTGAAAAGAAATTGATTTCTGAATTTCCTTTTCCTCACCATTTTTGCTAGTTTGAATTGCATATTGAATTAGCGTATAGCTTTTTCCATCAGATGTAATTCCATATCCGTTTTTTAAATAAATCATTGCTTTGCTCCTTTCTTTGACAATCCTATAAAGCACACATTTATTCATATTTAACAAATCTTGTATCTTTCACTTTCCCGCATTTCAAACACACAAGATACTGAGTCTCACCACTGATACAATGAAACATCTCATTCTTTACACACCAAGTAAATTCATGCTTACAGAATAATCTTTTAAAAAACAATTTAATTTTGTTTATCATATGAACTCCTTCATATTTATCTTGGGCTATTTGTTTTCTGCTCATTTTCTCTTAATCCTTCCATAATCCATTTAAGGTCGTTTAGAATATCTTCTTTCAAATTTATTGTTAAGGCTTTTCTATTTACAATGTCATTCATGTAGCTTATTTGATCATTATGCCATTCCGATAATCCATCCGACCTATCTAGGTGTGTTCTAATTACATTTCTGTAATTTTTTATTGCTTTCTTTTCAACTTCAATTTCTTCATTGATAATATCTATTGTTGTTTCAATCCTACTCTCAGCTATGTCGTTGCAATCTCTCCTATTCCAAGCGTTTATCGCTGCTTCCTTTGAAGTGTAGATGTAAGTACCTAGAACCTCATCACAATGTGTTGCAATCGGACACGTTCCTGAATCACTAATATCATGTACAATCACATATCCAACTCCACTGTATGGGTCTTCTAAATAGGATTCATCTTCAAAATTTCCTTCATCATCTGTTAACTGTAATCTTGCTTCCCCACCACAGAATGGACATGGTCTTAATTTTTCAGTCATTTTCTATAATCTCCCCATCTTCAAAGTGATATTTCTCTAAAATATCTTCAAATTTTAGCTTAAATGGACGGTCTGTTAAGACAATGTAATTCTCGTTTAACTCCTGCTCATCAAACAATCCAATAATTTGACCGAAACAATCATCAAACATATACCAGTTTGTCAGAGGCAGCATTGCAAACTGTTCGCCTTCCTGTATGCCTCTTTCTTTCATAAAATCTTTCAGTTTTTTAATTTCTAACATTTTATTACTCATTCCTCTCGCTTTTATAACTGCCTGTTAACAACAATAACAATAAGAACCAATAACTATAATTCGCACACATATAACAAGTTATTCCAATTATCGCTAGGTTGTATAACATACAAACTATTTCTCCCATTTGCTTTACACCTCATCAACCTCAGTGTCAGTAGGCATTTGAAATACCATTGTCAGTTCGTGTTCAAAAAGTTCCATATTATATTGAATTTGGTCTAAAACTTTTAAAGCTTTTTCTTCGGTTGAATATTCACCAATGAATGAACAACCAGCCCATATTTGTTTATCATGATAAATGGTTACATCATGAAGTTCTATTAATTTTTTTCTATCCTGACTCCGAATCCACATACCTAGTACCCCTTTGCTAATCTTTCTTTATTGATCTCATTCTTGCGAATATACTCGTTGTAGATTTCCCCAAACGAATATCCTAAATGCAATCCTAATGCGATTACGTAAGCTAATACGTTATCATCTCGTGTTAAACTGATTACACAACTAAATGCATATGCCTGTCCAAATCCTAAATCCGTTTTAAGCTTGTTGTAGTTCCACTTAATATCTTCATATTGATAGCATCCTGAACCGAACTTGATTTCGTACATTAATGCGAAATGCACAACATCAATGTATTCTTCAAACACTTTAGCTTCGTCTTTAGGTTCTTGCGTGAACTTCCACCAACACCAATCCGATTTCTGAGCGTGCATTAATTCACCTAATTCATCAAACAATGCACTTTCTAATTGAGTTTTAGAAACATAGTCTACATTATGTTTCTTAAATACTTCCTCATCATATGCTTTCTGTCTTTCAAGCATATCTTTAATTAATTCTGTACTTGTCATTTGTTTCTCCTTTTATAATTCAACATTTTCAATCAATGCTCTTTTTTCAAGAACTGATAAATACAATCCCATGTATTTTTGTTGCTCTCTTAGTAATTCAAGTGGGCAATCATGCTTAGTCACTTCTTTGCCTAGCATTTCTTCAACTTCAATTTTGTTGCAGAAATTCTTCAATTTCTCATATCTGATTTTTACTTGATGATATTCTGCTACAAATCTTTCTTTGTAATCTTCAGAGTTCATTAACTCTACTGTTTCTTTTAATTCCATGTTGTTTTTCTCCTTTTTTTCTTTGATTTTTCTAATCTCAATTGATGCTGGATAAATTTGCAAAGCTTTTTGCTTAATTTCAAAAGATTTTTGATTTCTAATCTTATTCCAAACTTCTTTTTCTGAATTAGCTTCTACGATTTCCGATAATTGAGCAAATACATTCGATTTAAACAAATATTTTGCCATGTTTTTACTCCTTTAAAACAATTGTGTTTCTACGTTGGACAACATCTTTTCTTTTGCTTGGTTATAAAAATTCTTTTTAATTTCAAATCCATAACAACTTCTTTTTAATTCCGCACAAGCTCTAAGTGTTGAACAACTGCCGGCTACTGGATCAATAACTACGTCTCCTTCGTCTGTATAAATCTCAATCAACTGTTTCAACAGATTTACCGGCTTTTGTGTTGGATGAATCTTCGGTATATCTTTTCCATCACGTTCAAATTCAAACCAATCTTTAATCATTCGTCCAGTCCCTTTAATTGGCTTTCCATCTTCTCCGATTTGCCTTCCATTTCTAAATTTAGGCAGCTTGTCACGCCACAAAACTAAAGCACATTCGGTAGCACCTACAATTCGCATATTTGCTTTAAGCACTTGTGATGATGATTTCTTTACAAAAAACAATGGTTGTGTATGTTTAAAACCAAATTGCTTTGAATATTCAGTAATCTCATTCAACTGCTGCCAAGAGCAAAATATAATCATACATGGTGCTTGTCCTTTTTCTTTAGGCTCTTTTTTTAATAATCGAGTACAAAAATTGAAAAAATTATAGATTTTAAAATCATTGTCAGTATCAAAGAATTCACTATTAGCTTTCTTTGATTCTCCATTTTTATTGTCCCCCCCACGTACCAATCACTTCTGCTACCATATGCATTTTTACCAATGTTATACGGTATATCTGCAATAATTAATTGGGCTCGTGGGATTTGGTATCTTTTAGCATTTTCAAAGTGATCGTTGAATAATTCAATCTTCACTCGCTTTTGATGTTCGTTCATTCTTGTTCCTCCCTTTCTGTTTTTAAAACAACGTAATCTGTTCAAATTTTTCTCCATTCTGTTCAAATGTGTTTTCTTCATAGTTTTTGACTAAATCTCTATATTTGCTAGTAAATGTTCCTTTATATCCTTTTTCATTTATGACTGTACGATCTTCTAAATCAACTTCTTCATTTTCTAAAGGTTCAAATACTAACGCTCCTAATTCATAGTCAACGTAGTATTCTGCATTTGGGAAAACACGTTTGATGTACTTGTCTGCTTTCTTTAGTTCTAGCTTATCTAGGAAGCTTGCATACCTTCCGTAAACGTTATCCATATACCATTTCATGCACTCCTTAAAACAATGTACTTGTTTCTACTGCAATTCTTTTCTTTGCAATTTGACAATATTCTTTAGATATTTCATATCCAACGTATTTTCTTTTGTTAAGTTCTGATGCGATAGCAGTTGTTCCTGTTCCTAAGAATGGGTCAACAATCGTATCTCCCTCAACACTGAAATTTTTAACAAACCAATCTGCAATTTCGTATTTCATTATTGCTCCATGCCCTTTAAAGTGTTTTTCATTAACTGAGCTATGCACAATATTTTTGATTGACCCATAGGCTCTAAATTCCTCTGCCTGTTCATTTAAAACAAAGAAATATTCAACTGCATTACATACTGATGTAAGTATGTTTCCGTTCTCATCCTTAATCTTGTTGATACTTGGTTGAGGGTTTGTTTTCTCCCAAATCACAATTCCTTTTAACTTATCTGCGAAATATCCAATGTATTTATAAACGTCTTTTTTGTTGAAATATGTTGCTTGAATATTCACAATTACATCTTTCTTGCACACTCTTAACAACTCATTCGTTACATCAACGATCATCTTGTAATAATTGTTTTTAACATCATCATAATGAGCGTACTTGTCATTTCTTACCCTGTTATATGGAGGGGATGTAAGTGCAACATCAAATTGATTGTCTTTAATTTCTTTCAAGCCTTTTAAACAATCTTGATTATAGATAACCCCCCCGTGAGATTTATCTGTTTTTCCATTTATTTATCCTTCCCAACATACTCTCCAATGTAAATTTCTCCCTTGATAACGTAAACATTCTTGTAATTTTGCTTTGTTACCCCTAGAAAATCCTTACCAGGCTTTTTAAAAGCTAGTTTTCCATCTCTCGTACAGTATTTGTATTTGTTAGAACTATCATCATCACATCTTTGAACACTGTACATAAGTTCATCATCATACCTTTTCGCAATCATCTAGAATGGCATCCCTTCGTCATTATCATAATGTTCAGGATATGATTGATAATTTACTTGATTTGTAAATGGTACTGTTTGTGGCTGCTGCATTTGTTGTTGCATCTGTTGTTGATTTGTTTGATAAGCTTGTGTTTGTGGCATTGTAGCATTGTTTAAAGCCAATTCTACGTCCATAACGTAAACGCTAGTCTTATATACCTTCTGATTCTCTTTGTTCGTGTATGAGCTTTTTTGAAGCTTTCCGTCAACTGCAATATGTTGTCCTCTAAATCCATATTGATTAATATGTTCTGCGTTTTCTCCCCATGCAGTACAGTCGAAGAAAGATTTAAACTCTTGTCCGTTCTTTCCTTTTTCCTTTACTTCAATAGAAAAATTACATAGGCTTTGTCCTGTAGCAGTTTTCTTTAAAGTGATATCACTACCGATTTCGCCTGATAAAATAACTCTGTTCATTTCTTTTCAACTCCTTTATACAAATTCAACACCTATTGAATTAGGTCTGATTCCTTCTATCATCTGATACATATGTGATTTAGAAATGAAATTCTTTCTAGCACACTCGGCGATTGAGCTATAGACTGTATCGCCTATTCTTACTTTCTTCTTGTTTCTTAACCCTTGTATCTGAGCTAATTTGATAACTCTTAGGTTTTCGATTTTCATTTCTCCGTCCCAAACGATAGAATCATTCTTTTCTATTTCACCAACAAAAGCTTTGTAGGCTTCAAACAATACATTCAAGTATCGTTTTCCTTCTTTAAAGTTCACTACAACTCTGTATATTGATTCCGTTTCCTTTTTAGCTTTCATTTCCTTTTGGTTTCCTTTTAAATCAACAGAAACAACTCTCAAATAACTTGTAATGTAATATCTGATTCCTGTTTTACTTTCGCCCAGTAGTTGGAATTGTTCATCATCTTGACTTGTTACTTTTCTTCTTTCTTCCTCATCCGTTTCAATGGGAAGAAGAATGCATCCTTTGTAGGTTTCCTCGTTTCTCAACATCTTATGGAACTGAGTGTTTGTAATGCCCAATTCCTTCATTACATCTTTTGAAGATACGATTCCACGTACAACTGATATATCGTTTTTATCCAACATATAATATTGCACTTGCTACCCCTCCTATTTTTATTCTTTCATCAAATCTCCCAACATCTTCATGCCTTCCTCCTTTTTTGGAGGTGCAGGCAATTGATCGTGTTGTGTATATGTTTCCAAACTGATTTGACCTGAATTTAATAACTGTACTTCTTCTTCACAAATCTCTTTATAAGCTTGTAGAAATCTATCTCGGTAATATTGCAAGTCTTTTTTATTGCTCCACGCAATATCTCTTAACAGATAGCTTCCTCCGAGTGCTTTCTGAATGTTTCTAGGCAGTTTATCGTAGTTTACCTTACTAGTATGAGGATCACACTTTGCGTTCCTTAAAACGATTTCCCAAGCCTCTCCACACTCTTTAGTTTTTCCAATAGCAGTTTTACTGATTCGTGTTTTTACTTGCGCTACATTCGGAGCAAACTCTCTTGTATCACTTTGAATGATTTGATTAACTGCATTTGCTACAACCAAGTATTCATAATCCTTAAAAGACACTTGCCAAAGTTTTAAATAAGCTTGTGTATCTTCCTGAGTCATATGTTTGTAACTCATTGGGTAATTGATTCTTAGCACTTGTAAGATTCTTTCAGTTTCTTCTAATGTCAAAATGCATACCCCATTTCTTTTCTCGTCAATTGTCTTTGACCGCCATTGTTATTGTTCTGCAACTTGTAGAATGTTAACCAATTGTGCATGATGCTCTGATTTACAATAGCAATCTTGGTAACATCATCTACTGCCAATTTATCTAATTCATTTAAAGACAATTTCATTGCTCTAACAGTAAGAGGTTTTCTTGCTTTAGTACGCATATCTACAAAGTCATGCAAAGCATCTTGCAAATCTTTGCTTTCTGTATACTCTGCAATAACAGAATTAACACTTTCTTTTTTTCTGTTTTTCCCTACATCTTCATTTTTGGGATGTAGTAATTCTTCTTTGGTACTATAAGTATTAATATCTTTAATAGAATTGTTATTTAATAGATTAATATTTTGTTCGGGATTTTTATCCGTAACGGGTTGGGAATTTTTTCCGTACCCTTCGGGAATTTTTTCCGTACCCTCAGTTTTTTTATCCGTACCCTCAGTTTTTTTATCCGTACTGATTAATTGATCGTACTTATCTGTTAGTTTGTATAAAGAGAATGTTCCACCTTGTTTAAGAGTTTCATGTTCCATGATTCCTGTTTCACATATCTTTTTCATGCGCCTAGATAATGTGTCTTTCTTCATATTCAAGATAGGTATATCTTCAATAACTCTAGAGTAATTAACCCATGCGTATGTTTTATCACCGACATTCATTTTTATCATTTTAGAGCTACTGTAAAAATCAACGAACCATCTAATAATTAACAAATCCTCAACATCAAATCCCAACTCAAGAGCTTTTTCTTGGTTAAAACATAAAATCGTGTATTTCACTCTTAACACCTCCTAACATTCCGTGCCTATGTGTTTCCTAAGATTCCCTTTATAAAATATTTTTTCAAAAGGAAATCCTTTAAGGTATCTTTCGTGTGCAAGTTTATATTTTATGCCATATTTTTCGCACCACTCTATAAGTGCTTTCGTTTCGCCATTATGTGTTATAAATATAGTGTTTGTTCTGTTTCTAACTTGTGTTTTTTGGTCGACAAACCTACAATTTTCAGGGCAATAGTCACCATCAACATCTATTCTGTCAATTGTAAGATTTTCTTCGTACCCATTTTTTATTGCCCATTTATAAAAATTTTCAAATGATTTATTCCATTCATCACAAACTTTTATGCCTTTCCCACCATAATTTTCATAATGGTCATATTTTTTACAGTCGCATCTTTTTTTCATGGATAGCCAAGTGTGGTATATACGTGTTTTTGACATACCATGAGTCTTCCTTGAGTCATGTCTTACTTTCCCTTCTTTTTCTAGCTCAGCCAAATGTTCTTTTGCTTTTTCTTTTTGCAAGCATCCACAACTTCTTGTAGTTTTATGCACTAATTGAGTTCCTCTAACCACGCAATGATTACCACAATCACAAACACACTCAAAACAAGCGTTCCCATTTTTATCTGAATGATCGTATTTAATAACCGTCAACCTTCCAAACTTTTTCCCTGATAAATCTCTATATTGCATGATTCCAACCACTTTCTTTCATTTTTTCATAAAACACACAAGCCACTGCTAAAGCTGCATATATGTCACTTTTAAATCCATAGAAGAAGCCTGGATTCGATTTATATCCTTTCCCTTTATTAGGTGTATTAGGGGCAAACCTATCAACAAGTGCTTGCCTGATATTGCTATCTTTCGCCCTCATAGAGTTGCATAGAAGCATTTTTTCTTCTTTCCTATATACAAACTCCACTTCCCATAAAAGCTTCAAGCAATGCTCTTTAAATCGCCCTATCCATACACACGTATCAAATACAGATGCACCAACTGCCATCCCATATGAAGCAATCATTTCAATAGCTACATATCGAATATCGTATGTTAACTTGAAGCGAGTAAGTAATTTCATCAATTCATGATTTTCAACTTTTCCTTTTTCTAGGACTTCGCTTAAATCATCTGCAACAACTACATATGCACTCTCTATATTTCCTGGGTCAATTCCAATGAAAGCCATTTTAAGCACCTCCAATTTCAAACTTAGTAGCATCAAGTTTTTTCTTTTCTGAATTCATCTTAGCTTCAATACTCTCGTAAGCAGTTTTGAAACGCTTTAAATCAGAATCAACTTTTGCAAACTTAGTTCTTTCCTCAGAAACTTTTTGACCTGCTAAAGCTTCAAAGTATTTAATACTAGGCGCTTTTCCGTCATGTTCACGTTCCCAAGTACTACGTTCTACATAAATAGCTTGATTCGTCTTGTTTTCAATGTCTGCTTTAAGAATGTTTGAACTTTCCTGTAATCTAGCAATCATTTCACCAATTAAGAACATTTGATTTGCGAGGTTTTCAATGTTCAATGCCATTTCCATTACTGCTTCCGCATCAGAGATATAAGCATCAACTAGGATTCCTAATTGTTCTTCTATTTCTTCGTCCTTCCAATGTTTGATTTTGAAGGGATTATATTTAAACAACAATTCATTTTGAGTTAGCATTATATTTCACCTCTGATTCATCAATGTTTCCGTAGATACGTTCTAGGTACTTAATTGCAATCTCTCTCAATTTCTTGCCTTTAGGACTTTCTGAGTCCATGATTCTATGACAACGTTGGCAAGCACAGACTAGGTTTTTTTCAGAACCTAGTCCTCCATTGCTTCTTGAAAGAATTGTGTGTGCTAATTCAATGCGGTATGTACTCCCACAAAATATGCACATTTGGTCTCTTTCTTTTACCAACTTTCTAGTTTTTAAATCTATATCTGTAGCTTGGCTACGTTTGCTTTTATACAAGACTTACACCTTCGGGTTGTGCCCCTTGTGGTTCTTCAGGTTGCGAATATGTTTGTGGTTGAACAGGTGCTTGTTCAATTGGTTGTGTAGGTTGTTGAATTGGAGTTTCATCCAATTTCATATCTACATTCATTTCTTCCTCTGAATACATCTGTTGGAAATCGTTAGGGAATGTTTCTCTTAATGCTTGAGTAATGGCAACTTTACGAATCATTGTGGCTGCTTTCGTACTCCATTGTGAATTAAGTTTTCCGTCTTTAGTTCTTCCTGCGTATTCTTCAAATGAGACTTCAATATGCGTTGGATGTGAAACATTCTTTCTAAATACATCTGCCCATCCACCGACAACTTCTTCACGATCTTTAAGATAGAAAGCACCTTTTCTGTAAGTTAACTCACCGCTTTCGTTATTAATTACGATAATTCCAGCATCTAAACCATCAAACTCTGAATTTCTTTCGGCACGTTTCAAGAAAACATCTTTTGAAACAACCATTTGAGCTGGTGAAGTGTTTCCATACTTGATTAAGTAGCAATCCTTAATGAATGGGTTCAAGCCTTGTGATTTACACAAATTAATGAAATACACAACTTCTTGGTCCGAGATTTGACCATTTCCATTTACTAAGTAATTTCTTACAATAGCTGGAGATAATTTAACTTTTTCTCCGTTGGCAGAAAATTCTACCAATTGATTGTCATTTTTCTTTGCAATATTGTTTTGTAACATAATTAACATTCTCCTTTTTCTAAAATATTGACTTTCACATCATGTTCTTTAATAAATTGATTCAAAATTGGATTAAACGCTTGTAGCTCTTCCATAGAGCCTTCAAAACGGAATACGCAATATCTTCTAGGTTCAACTTGAGATTGCTCTCTATGAGCTTCAAATTGGCTCTGAGGAATCGTTGTTTGATTCATAGCTTGAGCTTGCTTAGACTGTTCAATCTGAGCATTTACTTTTTCTTGAAGTTTTGCTTTAGCTTCTTTGATTTCATTGATTCGCTCTGTAGCTTTGCTTAAATCCAATGTTTTGCAGAACAATTGGATAACTTGTTCTGCCTGTAATTCATCCTGAGGAAGTGAAGCTTCAATGAATGATAATTGTTCTTCGGCTTTCAAGAACTTGTTATTCAAGCTTTCTTCAATTTCTTTAGGCTTAACAGACTTGTTCAAATATCTTTCTTCAAACACTAGTTCGAATGGATATTTGTTGTTGGTCATGCTTTCCCATAACTCTTTGATTTGATTACGCTTTAACTCTTTCTCTTCTTTATCAACTTGATTGATACCGTCACCCAATTTATCGGATGCTGCTTTGATAGTCTTTTCGACTTGCATAATGTCTTTCTTGTCTTGCAACCACTGAGCGAATACATCATTCTCAACTTGCTTACGTTTATCAGATACAACTTTCACTAAATTGTTAAGCGAAGCTCTATCTGTTTTTGCTTGTTTGTAGTTGTTTTCGTCAACTACGTAGTCGTAAGCTTTCAATCCTTCTTGAATTGCAGGTAATAAATCAGATGCATTGGTATAAACCTTTCCATCCTTTGCACTTACTTCCAAATTAAATTCCATATTTTTCATCCTCCATTTTTTATATAGACAATGTGATAGGTGGTTCTATGTCATTAACAAAGTACCTATCCCATTTTTCTAACATTGCTTGTTTTAAATCGTTCATACTGTCTAAAGCTTCTTCCTTACGATATGAACGCTCAATGATTCGTGCATCACCATCTGAAAATCTAAGTTCTGCACAGTAGATCACGAAATCGAAGTCCGTTACAATCAATCCCTCCAAAGTTTGACAATAGTAATTGTCAGGAACTGTTTCATTTCCTTTAGAACCCCATTTCTGCAAGCTTTGAGAATTGACTATCTTAGATGTTTTGATTTCTAAGATTCCCCTTTCGCCTGTTTCCTTGTTGTAAATCAATCCATCAGGACTATATCTAAGAAACTCATGTTCCTTAGAAACCAACGTAACATTATCAACGTACTGTACATCCAACTCAGGATGTTTCGCCTGAAATAATGTTCTTAAACAAGGCTCTGCGGTATTTCCATACTCGATAGCATCATTCGTAATCTGTTGCGAACCGAATTTCTTATCGTGCCACAACTGATTTAATGTTTTCCATGGATTCAAATCCATGAAACAAGCTGCATCCGAACCACCGATTCCTCGTCCACGTTTTTTTAACCATTCTTCATGACTTCCATACTTTTCAACACTGAATTTATCGGTGTCTTGGTAAAGATTCATCTTTACTTCCTCCCTCAATTTACAAGCCTCTTATGTACCAATTAGCTATCACAATGAAAGCTAGAGAAACTAAGAAACAAATTAACGAACAAATGTAATTGAATTTAGCAGCTCGATTAACCATGCGAGTCTGCTTTTGGCTTCTAACGAGTATTGAATACTGAGTTTCGTATTCATTATTTGCAAAAGAAGGAAGCGTGATACAATCGCCTAATTCAACTGCTTTCTTCTTTGCGGTTGATTTAGAACCAGGCTTCTTCGTCTCTTTCTGCTTTGCAGAAGTCGTAGCAGTAGTCTTCGTAACTGTACTCATCTTGTTCTTCCTCCTCTTCATCTTCATCAATAAAACGGTTGTCATCTAACTCTCTTAAATCATCTACATTCATCATGTTGTTCACACCTTTCTTTGAACTCAGGAAACATCCTGATAAATAACTTTGTTGGAACTTTTTTTGTATCTATCACTTTGGATAGATTGGATTTTTTGTAAGCCTCTGATTCACATATAAGATTCAACATCTTGTATGCAGTTTTCTTAGAAACACCAAGTTCCATGATGTCTCTATAGCCAAGCAACACTTTCATTCCTTGACACATCTTTTCCCAACTTCAAATCCACACATATAAATTGTTTGAAGCATTGAAGATACGTTTACTAAATCTTCCTTAGAACATCCGTTCTTAATTAGCACATCAAAAACTTTTCCTTCCCAATGCACTGAGTCTTGAAATAATCTAATTGAATCTAATCTGTCACTTTCTAATCTTCCACTTGGTTCTGCCATTTTATTCACCCTTTCTTATCGTTTTATGCATTTTTGAATTTATTAATGAAATAAATCTGACCTTTGCCCGTCACTTTTGTTGTTCTTGTAATTCTTGTCGAACCATCAGGATTGTTTATTACTCGTTCTTTAACTTCAAACAATCCCTTTTCCATTGCCACTTGAGTTGGCATATTTTTTGAAGTACCTTTCTTAATCAAATATCCGTCATTTCTCATTCTTTCAAATAATCGTTTTTGACCAATATCTGTACCATTCTGTTTAATCAATTTAGCTAAGTCACCAATCAGAATTGAAGTATCGCTAGTTGCAACTGCATCTGCAAAGATAGCTTTTGGTTTCATTTCTTCGTTTTCGATTTGAAGATTAGCAATTGTTTTATGTGCAATGTCTAATGCACGAGCCATAACCTTTTCAGGACTATTCCAAGCCTTTTCTAATTCGATTAACTTTCTACGAATTTCTTTTCCTTTTTCATTGCGTTGTAGCATTGCAATTTCTTTTGCCATATCAAGCGTGATTTGGTAGTCTTGTAATTCTCTCATTGCTCCGTTATTAACAAGTGTGGAACTTTTCACACTTGTAAAATCAACATTTTCTTCAAATCCATATTCTTCCATCCGCTCAAACCACCTTGTAAATCTGTCTGTTACATTTAATTCTTTGTGCAATTCTCTAGCCGACAAAGTTAATTTGTCACCATTTGTAGTTACATTAAATAATTCGTTCATTTGTTTATTCTCCTTCTAAGTACTCTTGTAGTGTACTTTGATTTTAAAAAAATAAGTTAGATAGCTTTTGCGACTTCAATTTTTACAACATCAATTGAAATCTTAGCTAATTCGCATATTCTTTTTACTTCATCAAAGTAGAAACGTCTTTTTCCAATTTC